TCTCCGGCTGCATCAGCGGGCCGCTCATACAGGCGCGAAACGATAGCCCCGGCTTCTTGGGCCGTTTTGGCCCCTTGGAGCGCGCGGCCGGCAGCCTGCTCTTTGCCTTGGCGAAGCTCGTAGTCGGCAAATTGCAGTTGCTGTTCTAGCGTCGACCCGCGAATGTCCGCGCCCGTCAGCTTCTTGAACTCGTATTGCCGGTCTTCATGCCACTGGCCGATGCCGTAGGCATGCCCGTTGTCGCCGACTGCCTTAGGATTGAAGAGGCTTTCCTTCCAGAAATTCGCCGCCAAACCCGCGGCTGCCTCCTTGGACCAGCCCATAGCCTGTAGCTTGGCGACAACGCCCGCCGTTTGAGGATCATTCGCCGCTCCAGCACGACGCCGATCTCCAATCGGATCACCCTTCCACGGCTCTCCTGCGGTCGCTTGGTGATCCGCCAAGTATTCGGCCTCACCTGTATTGAGGTCCTTTGAGTGCAGCAATGCCAGCACAGCCGCCATAACGGGTCCGCCGGCAAGCCGCGCTAGCGCCGTCACCGCTGCGGGCACCGTTGTGGAGGTCAGTAGCGTCAGATTGGCGATCAAGCTCAGCACGCTGGCGATGGGTCCGGCAAACGAGATCGCGGCGATTGCAATAGCAATCCCTTTAACTCCGCCAATGGCATCAACGAATTTGCCGATCTGATTGGTGGTTTTCTCCCAATCAACCTTCTCGATCCACTTCGCGAACTTCTCGGCGTATTCTGCAACCTTGGTTGCGACCATGTCGCCATACTTGTCGACAAGTCGCCCGATGACGTTCAGAACCGTCTCAACGGCGGGCGCGAGCGCTTCCCCAAATGAGTACTTCAGCCGCGTAGCCGAAGCCTCCAACCTGAGCATGTTCTCGTTGAATCGCTTTCCTTTCGCGATCTCTTTGTCGTCGAACACAAGTCCCATCGAACGGGCCTTGCGCACGAATTCATCTATGCCCTTCCCACCCTCCTGAAGGAGGGGCAGGAGAGATTCAACGCCGAACGTTCCGGCTATGAGCGCTTGGGCCTGCACGTTTCCTTTCTGCATGACGATCGCATTGGCCACGTCATGCAGCGCCCGGGTCGCATCCACCGCACCGTCTTTAGTCTTGTGCAGACGGATTCCGAACTTCTGCATCATGACCAACGCGTCTTGGTTACGCCCGAAGGTCGCGTCTTCGATCGTTCGCCCCAAGCTCTTAAGGCTGCTGGTCATGTCATCAGAGGAAAGCCCCGCGAGCTTCGCCGCTCCGCGATAGGCTTGAAGTTCGTCCGCTGAAACACCGAGGACGGCCGAAGTCTTCGAGACCTCCATCCCCATCTTGCCCCACTCGTTGGCGAGTAGAGCAATCCCTGCGACGGAGCCAATCCCTGCAATTGCAGCGAGCGGGGTCAGCACCGATGCAACCTGTCGGGCCGCATCTTGAGCTGCTCCGCCGATGGACTTGATGCCCTTTGCTACGCGGTCGAGGCCGGCCTCCTTACCCAAGGCGGAGAACGATGCCTTGAGATCAGTGGCCGGCTTCGTGACGTTCGCGATCGAGGCCTTGATCTTCCGGATCGAGGCCGTGGCCTTGTCGACCGCAGAGATCGTGACCTGAAACGTCGAACCAGCCGCCATTCACTGCTCCATCAGTTTTTTGATCCGCATCGCCTGCTCCATCCACCATTCCAGGCGGGACAGGCTCAATCGCCACGCATCTTCTGGCCCCCAGCGGAAAAAATGCGTGACGTCAGCAACTACGCTTCCGCAGCCGTCGGGCCATCGTCGGTAAAACCCCCGAGGTACTCGTTGGCCTCCGTAAAATCACGTTGGCACAGCTTTTCAACGGCGATCTTCGGCACCCCTGCCACCAGGTGGATCAGCATGATCCCGATGCCGATGTTGCTGGATGCCGCCATGGCCTTGTCGAGTTCGCCGGCGGTCGGCTCGCGGAGATTGAGCGAGTCGTACGTCATGGCACCCTCGCCGCTGCCGATCGTGACCGGCTTGCGGAGCTTCAGAAGCTTTTCTTCGGGCTGCGACATGTCATGCCTCCGTGACGCTCGGGCCTTCCCACTTCACTTCGAGCGTGGCCTCAGCAGTCTTAACTTCCTGGACATCGACCGTCCACATGTTGCGGCCGATGATCGTCTTGCCGTTCGCCAACTGCAGCACGACGGTCGAGTTCGTCATCGCGTTAATCGAGGCAACGCTCAGGTTCTTGGCGTCGCGCAGCGTTGCGGAGATCATCCCGGTCGACGGCTTCTCGCTGTAGCCATGGACGGTGTCCTGCCCGATCAGCGATTCGCGCTCGATCTTCGAAACGCGATATGTGAGGTCGGCTTGGAGCATGTAGCTCTGCCCGTCGACCGAGATAAATGCAATCCCGGCCAAGCGGTTGGTGGTATCGGCCATCTGGCCCTCCAGATAGAGTGGCCGCGCGGGGGCGGCCTATTCGATTAGCTGAGGCGGAACTGGGCCAGCAGCGCGAAGATGCGCAGTTGGTTGATCAGCGTGCCAGGCCAGAGAACATCCACGCGGTTCGGATTGCTCGCGTTTTGCTGGACGATGATGGCTTGCGCGAATGCCTGGCTGTTTTGGACGTAGCCGTTGTATTCGAGGGTCTGATACGCGGCGATGAGATCGGCGCGAATCATGCTCGGCGTGACGATGTTCGAGCCGGGGGCGAAACGAGTGCCGTCGGCCGCCAGCTTCACCCGCGCATACTTCGAAGTGACCAGAGTCGCCATCGAACGCAGCACGAACGCCAGGAGGAACATCGTCTCGATTTCGAGATACGAGTTGTCCGGCTGACCAAAAGCGTTTTGCTGGTAGGTCGTGATCGCGTTTTCGATACGCACTGTGCCGTCGGTACCCACCGTGAAGGTGGAAATCCCGTCGTACAGGTTGGTATTGCGCTGCGACAGCGAAAACTGCGATGCAAGCGGCGGAGCCAACACGTCCGCCAGCGCGAGAGTTTGCAGCGGCACACCCGGGTCAGCGCGTAGACTCACCGCCGAAGCAGCTGCGAAAGCTGCGGCCCACTTCCAGACCGGCGTGGGCGAATCGTAGAAGCCCATGCACGATTCGTGCTGGTTGTTGCGCGTCAAGCCGAACGTCGTCAGCGCAGCCGACGTACCACGGTAAGCGAAGAAGCAGTGCCCGTAGACTTGGACGCTCCAGGACCAACGCCCTGTGGTGTCATTCAGGAACGATTGCAGCGCGTTCAACGACGTCGTGTCCGTGTAGGGGCAGACGATAAAGTCGAACGGCATGCTCTGCAGGTTCGCCAATCCCGTGGTCAAGCTCGGATTGGTGGCGCCGCTTGCCATGGCGGTGATGGTGAACGCAAGGCCTGCGGGCGTCGACTCGCCGCCCGCGACGCTGCGGTAGTTCGCGCGGATGTCGATGTCGTTGCCGGCCAAACCCTTGTTCTTGGCCGTGATGGTCACGGTCGAAGTGCTCGCCGTTGCGGTCACCGCCAGGTCGTTGATCGCATTGATCGCCGCCGCAACCGCCGTCGCCACCTGGGCAGTCGTCATGCTCGCCGTAACAGCGGTCGTCACCAGCATGCCGCCAATATAGAGGGAGAGCGCGCCGCTCGCTGTCGGCGCAGAGGTGAATGCGATCGAACCCGTCGCAGCCGTTGCGGCCGGGTCATCTGCCAGCGGCAGATACCACACCTCGCCGAAAGTGTCGTTCTGGCGATATGTGTAGGTCATCTGCGCCAGCATCGAGCCCTGGCCGCCTTGCGTTTTCGCATCGGCGACGCCTTGCGAGATGATCGGCACGTTCGGGGTGGCCGTGCCGGCCGAGGTGATCTGGCCGATGATCAACGCACGCTGATTGGCCGTTGCGGTGTTCGCTTGGCTGTTGTCAACCTCCGCGTAGAACAGCGGCACACGGAGGTTCTGCGGGATCTGCTTGAATGGAATCGTCATTGCTTGTCACCCCCGGTAGTGGGCTTGGCCTTCGCCGGAGGCGTCAGCGTTACGTCCTTGTCACGCAGCAGGCGATCCCAATAGAGATCGCCGTCAGCGACTTCGAGCCCGTTTTCATCGAGCAAATTCATCGTCGCCGGGTCTCGCACGGAGAGCCCTGGACTTGGGTAGACCTTCATGGGGTGTGCTCCTATTGGGGAAGCGTGATCGTCAGCGCGCCTTCATCCCGGCCATCAGGCCCAGCGGTGCGCGGTGCGGGATTGACTGATGCTGGGAAAGGCGGATTTGGATAAGTGCCGCTCGGATCGAAAGGCGATGCGGTGTCGACGTGAGCATTGACGGTCTGCAACGGCACAGTCGCGATCGGATAGAACAACTCGGGGCCCTGATAGAACTTCACCTCGATGTGCATCACCAGTTCAGCCATCGGCATGTCGCCTTCGGAACTGGTGTCTATGTCCGATTCCATCGACGTGAATTGCTCGATGCGTTGTCCGCCGGCTGGGTCCTGCCAGATCGAAGGGTTGTTGATCAAGGTGGTCTCGATTTGCGCCTTCAGCAGTTCTGCTGCAGCTAGGGCCGTTGCGGATCCTGCATCACCGACCTGCGCTGGCGATTTCGTCCTGGCGAGGATCTCGACCCTGGTGTAGACGTCGAACTCAGGAACGTTCGGCCCCAGCGACACCTTCCGCTCCTTCCTCGCATGCACAAGGATCAGCGGATATGACGTTGGCGACGTCGGCCAATCGAATGGCGAATACACCGATTGGCCGGCGCTCGTCGCGCCTTTCAAAGCGCTGACGAATAGAGCGCGCAGATCTGCGGACGTGGTCATGGTGAACTCACTTTGCTCAGTAGGAGCTTCATGCCGCCATGACTATCTGGACGCGCTTCCCGCACGACGTACGTCGTATTGACGCTCGCCACTGACAGTTGATCGTTCTGAACCGGTGGAGCGGCGAACTGGGAGACCTGGACGCCAAGGACCGCGCTGATCTCGGTCACGCCCGTGGATGCATCCTCGAACATGACCTCTTTCAGGTAAGCGTCATCAAAGACACCGGTAATAACAAAAGACCCGCCAGAGGCGGGCCTGTAGGTCACCGATTCCCCGAAAACGCCCATCAGAGGCCGTAGAACCAACGCATCCCAGTTCACCATCTCTTAGGCCACCTTGACCTGCGGTCCTTCGTTGAAGTCGAAGGAAGGCCCGGGCGCCGTCGGCGGAGCCGGCTCGGCATTCGGTGCGAGGAGGAAGCCGAGCGCCCGGAGACGTTTGACCTCATTCTCCGGGAGCGAAACAGCCTCACCAGGCCCCTTGGGACCTGCGGCCTTGACAACGTCTACTTCCCGCTTCGCTTCTGCGTCCCAGACCTTCGCCTGAACCGCCTCGGTATAGACGGTCCTTCCGGGCGCCACGATTGCTGTGATCGCCTTAGCCATCAGTTCACCACCGCAGCGCAGACGGTCGCGGAAAGCGACGCATTAACACGGCTCGGGATGACGATCGGCGACGACTGCATCAGGATGACCCGCTGCGCCGGGTCGTTCTCCACCCAGGTCTTCGGCGCGTACGGCAGCGCGGTGTAGTTGAAGGCCGGATCCATGATCTGGCCGAACGCGCGAGTCCCCATCAGATCGGCACCACTCATCAGCACGGTACCGTCCGCCAACATCGGCGTTTCCACGTTGGTCACGGGGTCGACATACCAGTCGTTGTAGACCCACAGGTCGTACTGGCCCCAACGGCCCTTGTACTGGGCACCGCGCTGGATCTGCGCGCCGACATTCACGGTGTTGCCTTGGCCACCATTGCCGGGATACCAGATCGTCTGCTTAACCACCGGATCCTGAATGAACAGTTCCCAGGGGGTGGTGGTGAACACCAGGTCGGTCGCCACACCACCCGACTTCTTTAGCATCAGGTGGCCCCAGTTCTCGATGCTGCTGGACGGCACCACCCCGTTCTGACCCCACTGGTTGCCGCCGGACAGCGCGATGGAAAGGCTTGCGTCGCGACCGAAATCGACGACGACAGTCGGAAATCCGTCGCCAGCGATGGTGACCGTCGCGCCGTTCAAGGCCTGCGCAGCCATCCACTCGAGGCGGCGGTCGATCATGTCGATTTGGTCGCTCATCTCGAATTCGAGATTGGCCATTTCGCGCTCAGCACCGCTGAGGTCCCCGCCGATCCGCTCACCGATCATGCGACGAACGGGCTTGCGAAGATCTGGAGCGCGCTTGTCCTTGATGTAGGCCGGCTTGAAGACGTTCGTCTGAATGCGGCGCTGCTCGACAAGCTTGCCTTCGACCAGAGGAGAGACGAACGGCGCCATGCGGCGAATGCCGACATCGACGTCGATCGAGACATATTCCGAATCCGACATGACAATGTTCGGGAAGAACTTGTCGAGCAGAAACTTCTGCGCCCGTTTCAGGTTCGGTACGACCTGAATCAGGGTGTTTGTGTCGTAAATGAACGTGTTGTTCGTGGTAGTCATTCAGGGCTCCGATTGCGTTCGACACCCACCAAAAGAAAAACCCCGCCGAAGCGGGGCTCTCGATGGAGGAGGTCCGGTTAGGTGGGGTCGGTTGCGGTCTGCACCGGTTTCAGGAAGATGCCAAACTGGCGCAGCATCTGCGTGAGAGTCGGTCCCCATGCGGCAGAGTTGGCGCCCCAACTGGCATCGGGCTGGATTGCGTTCACGTTGAACTCGCCCATCAGATACACACCGATGGCCACTGCGCCACCGCTCGCATCTGCATAGTCAGCAAGGATCGCGCACGGAACCTGACTGCCGTCTTGAGCCGTCGTCTTCGACAGCACGTAGTTGCCGGACGGTACCGTGACCGTGAACTCGTCACCGGCCGCAAACGCCGTACCACCCGCGGTGATGGTGAAGTTGAGGTCGGCGCCGACGTAGGCGGTACCGACGGTCGCATTCGGCAAAGCTAGGCCATCCGGTCCAGCGACCGTGAAGTTCGTAGCGCTGGTCGCCACAAGCGTGTAGACGCCAGCCTGCACGGCAGCGCCCTTCGAAATGGAGCCGATCGTGCCGTTGCCGGTATTCGTGCCAGCGGCCGATACAACCGTACCGGTTTGCTGGCCCAAAATTGCACCGCGCTGCAGAGTACCGGAACCGAGAACACCGTTCGCAGTTACCAGCTTCATGTTGCCCGCGATCAGCTGATCCGGGATGTAGGTTTCAGCGTAGATGCCGGGCTGCTGGGGATTGTCCCCCAGGGAATTGACCGTCAGAGTCATGGTAGTGATCCTCTAAGGACTTTGGGGGGGGTTAAACTTCGCCGCGGCGCTTCTTCCCGGCCGCAACGATCGCCATGGCCTTGGCTTTGGGATCGTTGGGATCGAGCGCCTGCGCGCCGCCGTCGGCGCCTACGTTCGGGACCTTCACGCTTGCCATGCGCTCGCGCAACCCAGACGCACGAGACATCCCATCGGCCGCAGAAGCCTCCAGAGCACGAATAGCTTGAGCCGCGGTCATGCTGGTATCGAAAGCGAAAACACCAGCTTGGCGCACGCAGCCATGGGCGATGCCGTGCGCGATGATCTTCGCGCAGCGCGCGCGCTCAGCCTTGGCCGATTCGCCGTCATCGTCGCTGTCGTCTTCAGCGCGCTTGGCTTTTTTGGCCTTCTTTGCGTCGCCCTTGTCGTCCTTGTCTTCCTCATCGGGATCGACTTCTTCGGCGCGCTCGTCTTCGTCCTTGTCGTCTTTTTCTTCCATGCGCTTGGCATACTCCTCGTCCGACTCATCCGCGCGCTGCTTGTCGTCCTCATCCTCTTCGGCGCGCTTGGCCTGATCCTTGTCCTTTTTGTCTTCATCGTCCTCCGCCTTGGCGGCAGCAAGACCGAGCAGATGGGCGAACGACGCCGCGCTCGCGAGCTTCGAGAGTTTCATACAGATGTCCTATGAGATTGGTTTAGGCCAGCGTGCTTAGCAGGGCCCGAAACGCGGCATCAGGGGCCGCCACTTCATCCGCGAGACCGAGGGCTACGCCGTTGGCGCCCAGGTATGTCGCGGCTTGCGTATCCCGAACCGTGGCGGCCGAGATATTCCGGTTGCGGGCGACGGTGTTCACGAACAGCTCGCCCATCGAATCAATATCCGCCTGGAATCGCGCGAGCGCCTCCTCGGACAGCGGGATTTCCGCATGGCCATCCGCCTTGCGGTCCCCATACGTAATAAAGGTCACTTTCACGCCTGCCGTGGTCAGAGCCTTTGACAGGTCCACGTGCGCGCAAATCACGCCAATGCTGCCGACACCACCTGTGCGCGGCACCAAGACCCGATCGGCGGCGCTGGCGATCGCGTAGCCTGCCGAATATGCGGATTCGTTGAGGATGGACCAGATCGGCTTTGTCCCGCGTGCACCATAGATCGTGTCCACCAGGTCAAAACAACCAGCGACCTCCCCACCCGGAGAGTCCACATCGAGGACAATTGCCTCTACCTCCGGATCTGTCAGTGCCATCAGGAAGTTCTGCCGGATACCGTCGTAGCCGGTCATACCGCTGTATGGTCGAAGGGTTCCAAGCTTCTGCACGAGGGTACCCTGCACCTCCACCAAGGCGACCCCGCCGACCACGTCATATCCCTTGCGGGGGTTTCGGCCAGGCTCGGCAAACCCGTATTCGCCGTCCTCGATGGCCATCGGCGCAATCTGGGTGCCATCGAGGCGCATGATCTGCCCAATGCCAAGCCGGTCTGCCAGCGCTGCGATGACGATTTCAGCCTTGCGCGGATGGATGGCCACCGGCGTATTGAACATCCGCTGCCCGAGCCGGGACAAAATATGATTCATGCCGCGCTAGGCTCCGTGATGGTTTGCGATGCGTCCTCCCCTGACGCCCACTTGGGCAACGGGATGCCATGTTCCTTGAAGCGTGCAATTTCGATGGCGCGCTGGCCAACTTTTTCGCGCCAGTCAGCGCCGGCCAGTTCGGCCGCCTCATCTTCAAGCGTCGACAGACATGCATCCATGCCAAGGATGGCGCCCTGCTTCTCTTTAACTGGATCCACATACCCACGGCCAGGCCCCATCCACTTCGCACGTGAATAGGCAACGCGACACTCCATGAAGCTGGGCGCCCCCGCTGGAAGCGGCAAGCTATCGACCTCCATCGCCTCCTCCAGGAACGCGCTGTAGATCGGCTGACCAAAACCATGGGCAAAATCGCTGCGCCGACGGCCGAATGTCTTCCACGCCTCAAGCATCGCTGCGCGATAGGAGGAGTAGTTCACGTCAGACCAGTTCTGGCTGATTTGTTGTGTCGACGTTCCTGTTCCCGCTGCAACGTTACGAAGCATCGCTGCCTCGAACTCTGCAAAGTTGCTGTTGGGGCGCTGCGCCGATACGGTATTAATGCTCTCGCCAGGGAAAAGGATAGGCATCCTGGCTTCGCCCAGCGAGATCCTGCGTTCGTTATGGAAGGCGACGCGCTCCTGCTGGTACGCGTTCAGTTCCTTGCCGTCGCCCAGTGCCTCTTCCACGAGAGCCGGATCGTACGGGCTCTGGATGTAGGCGCCGAAGATTGCATTAATGATGGCCGCGTCCAGCTCGGTGCCGTCGTACTTGATCAGCATCTTGAGCCGCTGCAAAACCGGCGTCAAAATGCCGGCACCGCCACGATGCTGTGCTGCACGGTCGTGATCGTAGTCGTGCACAATGATTGGACGCCCCCAATCGGTCTCACGCGGGACGCGGTCCCAGTGCACGGCCTGCGCAGCATTGAACCAGTCACCTTGGTGCGCGCGCCGGATATGGTAGGCAACAGCGGCACCATACTCATCCACCTCGACACCACCTCGCATGACCTGCTGATCAAATCGTTGCTGCGGATTCGAAAGTCGATCCGGATCGATGATTTGCAGCGTCGTGGCATATAGCGCGCGCCCAGGCCCAACACGTTCAGGAAGCCATAGAAGCATAGCCAACGCGTCGCCATCGACCACCTTGTGGCGGAAGGCTAGTCGCATCATCTGCGCCACTGTGAGATTTCGCTGGGCGTCGCAATAGCGTCCCGGATCGTTCGACCATGTGCGCCAGCTGGCCTCAATGGCCTGACCGAACTCGTCAGCCCACACGTGATCAAACCCTTTAATCCCGCTATAAGACTGGAGCGCCAAGTAATCCGGCTTCGCAATCGGCCGGAAGTCGGCACCGATGACGTTGTCCAGCGTTCGGGTAACAGCTGCAGAGGCCCATCCGTCATTGCGGACCAGGTCGCGTACACGCGACACGATCCGGTCGCGGTACATGTTGAGTTCGCCGTCCGGCGACCACAAGTACGGACGCCATTCGGCCATGTGGCCGCCATAGACGTCGGCGGCATCGTATGGAATGTTGCCCGCGCCCACCAGCATCGACGCACGGCTCCGCCCCTGCTCGATAGGCTTGCCCGACGCGTCGAGAATTTGAACTGGATTGTCCATCAGCGGAAGTTGAAGCGGACGGGACGCCGCCCACGTTGAACGATGCCGAGCTGCACCTGCAACTCCTTGATCAGCGCAACCAGAGCGCCGACGTTTGCCTGCGTATAAGTGACCGACTTGGCGCCGTCACCCTGCGCATAGGAGGCCGTGACAACCTTGGCGCCTGTCGACAGATCAAGATATGCCTGTTGTGCATTGGCCAGAGCAGCCTGCAGCGCGGCCGTGGACATGCCGGCGAAGATGCTGGAACCCGGGTCAAATGCCAAAACAAACTCCTATCTATGCCAGGCGACTGGCGAGAGACTTCTTTACGGGCTGCGTAATTACAGTCGGCGCCGACTGCAGGCCCGGTACCCAGGCCGGCTTTTCGTCCTCCGCGGCATCAACTTCTCCCGTCGGCAGTCCTACTTCGATTTCGACTGGGGCAGCAATGTCTTCGGCCCGTTGGTTGAGCTTCAACCCCAGATGCAGAAGGCCACACAGCGCCGCATAGCCATAGACACGGCAATCGAGCGCCTCATTGGCGCGCCCTGGCGGCAACTCCCAAACCCGGTACTTCTGACCGTTGGCAATCTTCACGATCGAGCGCTCTGACGTCAGCTGGGCGTAGTAGTTAATGTCACGATCCGCAGGAAAGTGCATGTATCCGGGTCCCGTCTTCTCTAAATGCAGCCGGGATCGAATGGAATCCTTTGCCGCATTCACACCAACGATGACGGGACGGAACGATGCCTTGGTGCGCCGCGTCGGCTTTTTGGTCGGCCATACCGGGCTGCGTTTGCCACCGATGGCCGATTCGCCCTTGACCGCCCACACCTTGCGGCCAAGACGCGCCTTCGAAAAGTCGTACACCTTCTGGGTGTGGTGACCGCCGGAGTCCATACAAACCGCCATCGCCTCGAAGCCACGGCCATCTGCGCGGTACCAAATCCGTTGGAGAAACGCATCGAGCCTATCCCAGGGATCAGGCGTTTCTAGATCCCCCTCGATGACTTCGTAGGCGATCGACCAGCTTTCCTCGTTTCGCCCCCACCCGATCACTTCGATCTCAAAGCGGTCATCCTGCGTATCAACCCCTACCGTGACCACAGCCACGCCGTCCGGCACCTCGGCCGGCCAGACCTCACCCCGCGCGGCCAGCCGGTCTTCCTTCAGCGCCTTGTCACCGCGATCCTCATAGGTTTCGCCGAGTACCAGGTTGATGAACGTCTGGCGAGCCAGAGGGTCATCCTTAACCTTCAGCCATTCGGCTACAAGGTTGCGCCAGGAGGCGTTCGGGAACAGGCTGTAGCCCGCCCAGATATGGAAGCCTGCATGCCCTTTGAATGGCTTCGTCGCGCGCCACTCGCCGCGCTCAACCATCTCTGGCTTATCGACCTCGTGGATTACGCAGCCGTTTTCCTTGCAAACGTAGTAGACGGTGTCGGGCAGGCCGTTGCCGTTCTCGTCCTTGTCCCACTTCATCCCGTGCGGGGTATCTGGACCACCCCACTCGATCACCTGGTACTCGCCGCAATGCGGGCACGGTACGTAGTAGCGACGCTCGTCACTCTCAGCAAAGCTCTTCTCGATACGGCTGAAGCCCTTCACTGTCGGCGTGCTACCGAGAATGATCTTGCGGTTCCAGAAGGACTCGGTCCGCTTAATACCGAGGGCGATCTGATCGCCTTCCTTGCCGGCGCCCTGAACCGGGTAGCCATCAACCTCATCGAATGCGACGATGCGCGCCGTGATGCGGCGAAAGCCGCCCGGGCTGTTCGCGCCCACAAAGGACATCGACGCGCCATTACGAAAGACCCGCTTCAGAATCTTCTGCTTGGAGTCCTTTTTCTTGAGGTCACCGACAATCTCGGCAATCGCTGGCGTGTCGCGCAGCATCGGCTCGATTTCAGTGCTGCTGTAATCCTCTGCGTCCTCAACCCGAGGCTGGACCACAAGGATCGGCGACGGATCCTGATGGATGAAATAACCCGCGATGTGATCGAGGATTTTTGTGTAGCCAACCCGAGCCGACTTCTGGACCGTGATCATAGTCACAGTCGGGTCGGTCACAGCGTCCATGATCCCGTTTTGATACGGGAAGGCACGGAAGCGCCCCGTCTGGGCGCTCGTCTCGCGCGACAGCACGGCATATTTCGCTGCCCACTGGCTTAGCGTCAGTTTGGGGGGCGGCTGAATATTTCGCCTGCGCGCATCCAGCAGCTCGGCACGAAGCGCTTGATAACCGTTGGCGTACCGCCGCGCGTCAGGCGGTGCGACCAACTCCATCACGGGTCAACTCCTCCAGGGCTTCAACAATGACTTCCTGCAAGGCATCCTGCACCTCCAGCACCGATTTCAGACGCTGAATCCGCGGGGCATGTTCGGCGGGAATCGCCAGCAACCGGGTTCGGACCTTGGCGTATTCCTCACCAACTGCCCGCGCGACGTCCGCAACTTCGACCACGAGGCCGGCATCACGGTCGTACTCGAGCTGCGCTTTCAGCGCTAGGTAGTTCTCCTTAACCCGTCGCGCTTCGTCAAAATCCATGTCCGCGCCGGTCGCCACCAGAATGCGCTCGGCAGCCTGTTCAGCACTCTCACCTTCACGGATTGTTACCTGCGCATCTCGCGGGGTAACAGCGCGAGACTTGTTACCCTGCTTGTTACCTTCGGGGGCGTGGGTAACAGTTTCGCCGCCATCGCGCCGATACTTTTTCAGCATCGCATTCGACGCCTCGACATCAACCTCATCGCCCGCAAACACAAGCCAGCCGCGCTCCTTCCACTTTGTCACCGTCTTGCGGCTGACACCGTGGAGCGCTGCGAATGCACTTTGCTTCATGAGCGATTTGTTACCTGTTACCCAGATTTGAAAACTGTGTAGCTAGAGAAATATCGCGGTGCGCAATTGCCCCCGATGCAGGAGGGTCCGGAAGGGACCCGTGCACCACACATCACTTTCGAACAGTCGCGACCGCGCGAGCTAGGGCCGCCCCAAGCTCGCGTTTGAAAGATGCACCGACAACCTTTCGCGTGAGGTCGCGATACCCAAGACGCTGTCGCGCTTCATGCGCATCTTGAAACTTGATCAACAGCCTCAGCCCCGCCTTCTTACCCCGTGTTGCCTTTGTTCTCCGCCAGACACCGTCCACATCGCCGGACTTCGTCTGGACTTTGCCGATGAAGACTCCCTTCTTTGACGCCAATCTCTTAACGGTCGTGCGCGGAAGGTTGCCGTATTGATTGACCTTCTGATCAACGGGCTTGATCAATGCGCGCGCATTCAACTTGTTAAGCCCACCTTCTTCGTACGGAAGAAGATATGCAGCAGCGATTTCCTTGACGTAGACCACCGCAGTTAGGCTGCTCTTAGTTGCACCCTTGATGGCAATCGAGTTCAGCGTAAAGGGAGTAGGCTTGTCCAACACCTTGACCAAGTTGTCGCGCTGAGCAGATTGAACTTGCTTGGCGACGGCATTGATCGCCTGCGCCGTCGCGTATGGCAACTGCTTGCTCGCGATGGCGTCCAAGCTCTTCTGGAGAGCCTTCACGTCAAAGCGAACAGAAATGTCGAGCATGAGGAAATAAGAAGGCGCCCCGAAGAGCGCAAACCCAGGCGGGACCTGAGAGGAGACAGCCGGATTTCAGCGAAACGGACAAGCCGTTGGCAGCGCGTGCCCAATTGCCCAGCCACGCTGGCACTCTTCCGCTTCGCTCAAATGGCTGCCCTCAGGATGAGAAACCGCAGAACGCTCGCACCCAGACGCCCCAAGCCAAAAAGCAATACATCGGCAAAAACATGGCGGGCTCCAATGCAAAAAGCCCGCGAGGAGCTAACCTAGCGGGCTTTTTTTGGAGGCACCTTGCCCCCGACGTGGTCAAGACTATCGGAATGAATTTGGGACGTCAACACTCCGCAACGCCTTTCCCCAGAAAATTTTGCTCCGTCCTCATCAAGCCGCGACCTTTCAGGGTGGAATACAAAATCACCTTAGCGGCTTGGTATAGCTCGTGATCTCGCCCCGCAAGCCGGGGGGAACGAAAAACCATTGCGCCAGACGTTTTGTTTTTCATGTGCACTTGGATCGCAGCACGATGTTTCCAATCTACCAAGCCACTGACACAGACATCCACCTGCTCGGCTACCCTCTTTTCTGCTTCGATTCGTTCCAGTTCTCGGCGCTCGTCCTGAGTCAACCACTGCTTCCACGCCGACTGAAATCCTCGGCAAGATGGGTCGACCCGCCCGGCCCCGAGCGCTGGCGTCCATGCCGACTGCCATGCGTACCAGACCGCGAGCAACTCTTCGATCTGCAGGCTTTCGTCTTGCGTCATGCCTTTTCCCTCTCAAACAGATCGCAGCGGAACCCATATGTTCGCCGCTTGAATTTGCATACCCTTGCGCGCTCGCCATCAACCTCGAAAGGAGACCGGTGGGAGCAGTTCCCGCAGGCTTGATCTGCCCTGGCGCGCTCCTGCTCATGGCGAATCGCAATTTCCTCGGGAGTCATCCGGTACATGTAGCTAGGGTGAATCACCGACGGGCCTCCAAGCACAGGCTCCAATGCCGCTGCGCGCCGTTGTAATCGCCCTTCAGCTCGCCTTTACCGACGATTCGCGCGGCAACGCTGTCAGTACGATCTCGTTTCGCCGAAAAGACGAGATTTGACCCAATGCTGGTGCGGGTGATCAAACCGCGCGCGACAAGCGCATCCAATGGGCCGCGCATCTCATCGACCGGACAACGGAGCACCTTTGCCATTTGGCTACGCGTACGCGTGATGCCGACATTCCCGTTCACGAGCGCCAAGATTCGCTCCTCCATGCTGCCCACAGCGTGGGCTCCCCTCTTTCTCCCAGCCATCAGCGGATCTCCTTGATCACAAACCCAAGCGCAGCCATCAGATGGCGCTTAATTCGATAGCCTTCAGTTACCTTCCCTTTGACGTCCTCGATCGTCTCCTTGGCGGCACCACTCTCCAGGTAGACAAAATCGGCCACGTATCGGAGCGGCGGGCGGCGGCGGCCGTTTATCACAACCCCCGGTGCGATCTCAAAGCTCACCTGGCATCGCAGTTGGCTGATGTCGCCGCGTGCCTGCAATACCTCCAGGCCTTGATAGCGGCGAAACTCGCGCACGCTGTCAAACGTCATGCCTTTGTATTCAACGCGCCGGTTCCCGTATTTGCTGCGTTTTGCCGACGTAGCACTCGAATGTCCGCTTGGAGACGTTCCGCCGCCTTGCGCCCCCGGTGCTTTTCCACGTCTTGCAGGTACGCCACGATCCGCGGCACCGGCCACTTCGCTACCTGTCGCACTTCGCACTCGTGCCGGTACTGCCCGTCCATTCGCATTTGCCATCACCGCCCCTCACCCGTTGCCAATTCCTCCTTGGGCTCGCGCGACCGAGCGGCGAGCATCCCGGCCATACCGAGGAACTGGAACGCGGCCAACGCCGTCATCCCCAGCCCCGCAAGCACAGAGATCAGGGCCAAGGTGGTCACCGTGTGATATGCCCGCATGCCAGCAGGCTGGTAGGAGGGAAACCACGTCCGATTTCCGAATAGGCCGGCGAGTACGCTCGCGACCGCTAGGAGCCACGCCCAGAACAGAAAGACGTTCATTGCCCAAGCGACCTCACCGGACGCGCCGGCCGCCAGCAGCCCGAAGCACACCGCATCCATCACGATCGCTTTCGCCCAATGCCGAATTGCCTTCATGCTCCCCTCCCCTGTTGGTTGCCGCCGCTCGCGATGTCGCTCACCTTGGCTGGCTTCTCACCCATGAAGTAGGCGAAAACCCGCTCGTACTCGAATTCGTTCATGCGTGACGCCGCAGCCAGCTCACGCTCAACCCATGGGCCGGGACCTGCTGCCTTGAAGACGCGGTACATGTAGCGGCGGGCGGGCTCGCCCGGGTTCTCCGCCACGCCGAGGCTGTCGCCCTTCGCTTTGATGGCCTCGTTGCTTTCCCACCAGATCGATGGCACGCCCGCAGGCTGGGGCTCCTGCCCGCCATGGGGGCCTTGCTGGGCGCGGATCGGGAAAAGCCCCGTCCAGCCCCGCAGCACGCTCTGGTCGATCACAGCGACAGGGTCGTGACCTTCATCCCGGAGACGTTCAAGCACCGTGATCGACAGCTCGGCCGCACGTTGCGTGAAAGGCGCCTTCATCTCAGCCCGATGGTCCAACCAGTCCTGCCAGGATTTCTCTGGCATCCAGTCCGGAAGGTCGACACTCACCTTGGCGCGCTTCGCGCGCGGTTGTGTTCCCTTCTGTTCTTCTTTTGTTCCTTCTGTTACGTGTCCCGTTTTTGGGACTCTTTCCGTCCGTTTTTGGGACCCTTTGCCGCCGTTTTCGGTACCCTTTCTGTCCGTTTTCGGAACTGTTCCGTTTTCGGAACCCTTCCGTTTTTGGGACCCTTCGGACGGGTTATCCACAGCTTCAAGGTGCAGCTGGTAGACGACGATCTGGCCCGTCTTGCCGGTCCGCTCGCCCGCATCGGAGATCAAACCCATCTCTTCCAGCTTCTGGATCGACGCGATCACCGTCTTGCGGTCCAGCTCAGATGCCTCGACCAGATAGGCCATGGACGTGTAGCAACGGTGCGCAGGCGCGCTTGCACAGTTCGCCATGAGGGTGAGCACGTGTTTCGTCGACGAACGCCCTACGCGCTGTTTCAGAGCCCATGAAATTGCCTCGACGCTCATTCAAGGGCCTCCAGACACGGCAGCGCCGGCACGCCATAGACCACCTGGCGATACGGAGCCCAATCCCACATGGCGCGGTCAAAGAAGGCGAGCTTCTGCTCGTAGGTGAAGCGGCTGCCCTGATCTAGTTGGTAGTGGCACCAGAAGCAGCCCGGCACCGTCATGGCGTCGTCAGCCTTCAAACCCTTGCCCTTGCCGTGCCGGAGCTGGTTGGAGTGGCAGGGGACGACCGTATCGGCCAGGTTGCGGCACACGCCCGGCATGCGCAGGTAGCACCGTTGGCCGTAGCAAAGCTGGTCAGGGTGCGCGAGCGGGTTGACGCGGATCGTCTTCCCGTTGCAGGTGATAAGAGCCAGCGCAGTCACTCGTCGAAGTCCTGAAGCAACTGGGCGCTGATTTGTACCGGCGCCAACCTAGCAAGATCAAGGATTGTGAAGTCGCGACCCCGGAAAACAGCACCAGTATCGATAAACAGCACATTGCCGAGGCTGGTGAAGCGTTCGACCGGTGTATGGCCCACGATCACAGCCAGGACGTCGGCTACCTTGTCAGGAAGCCCGCTGTTGATGCGCGTGCGGCTCCATGTGCACAGGGTCAAGAACGCCTCAGCGTTTTCACCCATCAGACTATCGCGCATCGCGGCCCACCCCGGCGTCGGCACATCCGCATGCACGATCCCGACCAAACCTTCGGTTGTTTCAACCTCGATTGCGGTAGGCAGGCATTCGAACGCGCTGACGTAGATCGAACGCTCCTCTGGGGTCATGCCGATGAACCACCCGCCCCCATTTTGGGCGTACACGGTGCGATCCATCTGCCCGGTGTGGTAGGCGCAGGCCATGAGCTCGTGATTGCCAATCACCGGGTGGAACCATGGGCACGACAGCCAATCGGTGGCGAAGTGGGATTCGGGGCCACGGTCAACGAGGTCGCCTGTGCTGAAAAGCCGGTCGCGCTCGGGGTTGAAGCGCAGGCGGTTAAGGTGCTCCTGCAGCCGGATAAAGCATCCGTGGATGTCACCGACGACAAAATCGCGGCCTTTGGTGTTGCGCTCGAAGTGCTGAACGGTTGGCGTGTACATGGGTGGCCTCCGGTCAGGCAGCGAGGCTAAGGCCCGCCATTGCTTCCTTGGCGGCGTTCAAACCCGGCAGCGCTTCGCCCTCTGCCATGCCCAAGACCCAACGCAGGGCTGCAGCGCGCTCACCCTCGGCGGTTTCGAGTTCCTTGGCGATCTGTGCGCGGGACTTCATGCGGAACTGCTCACCCATCACGGCTCGCTGCTTGCGAGCACGCTCGTGCGGCCGGGCACCTTCGCCGGCGGCCACCAGCTCGGCAACCTTGGCGCGCTGTTCGTCAGGCGCCATCTTCGAAAGCTTTTTGGCCTGCGTGACGGTGATCGAGCCCTTCTCGACCGCCTTCTGCACTACGGACGTGCAATCGAGTAAAGCCAGCGTTGCGCGCACGGTCGCCACGGTGCACGCAAACAACAGCGCGATGTCTTCCTCACCGCGACCCATCGACATCGCACGACGCATCTTCTCTGCGCGGCCGAGCGGCGTATCTGCCTGGCGGGCCTCGTTCTCGCTGATGATTGCCTCCAGCGCATCCCGGCGAGCACCCTTGTGCACGACAGCCGGGACATGGAGGGCGGGAACTCCGCGGGAAACACGCCATTCATTCGCCTGGCGGGCGGCTTTCACGCGCTGGCGGCCTGCAACAACTTCAGTCAAACCCGTTTCGGGGTTCTTCTGGACGAGAACTGGCTCCAAAACGCCCTGGTGGTCAATGTTGCGTGCCAATGCCTCGTTGACTGGCAAGTGCACACGCTCGTCGTACAACGGCGAATTCGGATCGGTCACCAGCGTCAGTGATGCCGGATCGAAGAAAAGCAAATTCGTTTTTCCGGCCGCGCCGTAGGCGTCGATGGAGTTCTTTGCCATGCGTGTTCTCCTATCGGCGTCACGTGGCGCCGAAGTCTTTGGAATCTGGGGATGCTTACTGCTGAGGCTTCACCGGCAGGCCGAGCAACTCTTGTGGCTTGCGGGTGGCGGGAGAAATGCGTGCCGAGCGCACTTCGAGAGCGCCCTTTTCGAGGAGCGCTTTGACGCGACCGCAGACACCGTTGATCGCCATGCCGGTCTTGGCAGCGATGTCTTGGCGGGTGAGCAAGACGTCAGGCCGACCGCCGAAGGCAGCGAGCACCTGTTTCTCTTTCGGCTGGATCTGGCCGTCCATCTGCAGCGCGCGGTAGGCGCTCAGGCTCGTTTCGGTGACTGACGTCCGCATGGTTCTCTCGCCCCTTACGCCAACGCTGGCGCTTCGGTTTCAACGCACTGTCCGGGTTGGTATCCGGACATCCATTCATTGCGCGCCTCTGTTCCCTCTTCGTAGGGGCAGCTCGTGATCGGCCTGCCCTCTTCGCGGGCCTGTGCGCCCTGCTCTCGCACAACCCGCTTGCTCTGCACCTCGTACGGCATCGAGCACTCTCCCAATCAATGCTTCACGGCCTGCTCGCTTTGCAGTTCCAGCAGGCCCACCCGTTTCAGGGCTTCCCTCAATGTCTCGTCGGCGCCTGCCTGCTTGTTCAGGTCTTCCGCTGCCAACGCCTTGTCGTCTCCGTTTCTTGTGAGCGCTTCATCTGCCGCCTTAATACCGACGGCCAGCGCCTCGGCATCGTTCATGCATTCCTCGCAGCGAGTACCGCTTCCATGAGAGTCATCTGGGCACGCCAGACGAGAAATTGGGTCAACACGTGGTTACCCAGAACGCGCTCCACCTCGTCGATCTTCTCGGCGGGCAGCGAGCGGCGCGCGTTGCCTTTCGAGTTCACGGGCTCCGGGTGGAAGTAGTCCGAGACGTGCTGGTGCTGAAGGTCGGCCAGCGCCGCCAGCATTTGCAGCTTCAGCCCAGGCAGCACGCGGTGCTTCCACGCCAGCGCGCATGCCTCGCGAAAGGTTTGGCACTTGGCGATCTCGTCATCCGGCAAGAACCGGCGTTTGGGCTCCCCTTGGGCCGCAGGGGGCACTGCAAACCCTGCGTGGGAGCGCCCCGAGGGCAATTCATTCATCTGCATCGCGTGTTTCCTCATTGGGAAATTTCATCGGTTCCACGGTCGCATCCACAGTCGATCGTGGATTCAAATAAAGGGCATCGAAACCCGATGCCCTGCAATCCCACTGATGTCACCCCTATTTCCTCGCACCCTTGCCGCGCTGACGACCGTTCGGGACTTGGACGTCATCGATCGACTTGATGCGATCGACGCCCTCAACGAGATCCGGCCAAACCCGCGAGAGCAGTTCCGCGGGAAACATGTCCTTCCGCGTAACCAATCCGCCTGTGGCATCCTCAATCGGAATTCCGAAAGGAACGGGGACGGGGCGCTCACCGCTGGCCCATCGACTAACATCAGCAGCATGTGCACCAATCGCCCTGCTGAGCGAGGCAAGCCGTCCGCGTTTTTGGGAGAGGTAGGTCTTCAGGTCCATGCGCACACTATAGCGATGCGCTAAACATAAAGCAATAGCGAATCGCACATTCCATTGTTTAGCGATTTGCTATGGAATCGCGCGCATGAAAACCATCGACGAAATCCGACTGGACAACCTGCTGCTGGCGATCAGCCGCGCAGGCACCGCAACGGCGCTGGCCGAGAAGTCAGGGCTTTCCGCCGCCTACCTAAGCCAGATCAAGAACCGGCAGCCAGACAGTAAGACTGGAAACCCGAAGAACATGGGGGACGATGCGGCGCGGAAAATTGAGGCCGGCATTGGCGAAAAGCGTGGTTGGATGGATGTGGACCATTCCACGACAACCTTGCTGATTCCTGTCAAGGCAAAAGATTATTCAGATCAGATTGAAACCAGCCTTAATGAGCTTCCTCAGGCGCCCTTTTACAATCCTCAACAAACACCCACAAGAACGCTTACAGGCGTCAAGGTGCGTCCGATTGTTACTTACGAGGACCTGGAAGAACTCCCCAAGGAGTCTACGGTTCTCATCACGAGGATTGACGTGGAGCTGTCTGCGGGGAACGGGAGGGAGACCTGGCATATTGAGGAGAAGGAGCCGCTGCCATTTCAAGCGGACTACATCCGGACCCTCGATGCCAAGCCTAAGAACTTAGTCGCCGTGAAGGTCAACGGTGACAGCATGGAGACGCGGCTGTTCGACAAGGACACGGTGGTAGTAGACACCGCCGACACGCGTGTACCAGCCAATGGCGGTGTATTTGCCCTGGTCTATGCAGGGGAGCTGCTGGTCAAGCGCTTATTTAGGTTGCCGGACGGAAGCTTGAAGATCGTCAGCGACAACGCGGCTCGCTACGAACCCGTGAATGTTGGGCCGGAGCAAATTGACCATGTGAGCATCATCGGCAGAGTGAAATACCGTTCTGGGACTGGCGATTTCTGACCGGGTGTGCCGCCGATCAGTGCCTAGAGGATGGTGTACGGGCATCAAGAACCAAGACAAAAACGACAAGCAAAAAAATGAACCCGCGTTACCGTGTACCCCCGCCCGAGCCTGCCATTAAGCATCCGTCCCCTTGGCGAGCAGTTGCAGCGTTCACCGGCCATGCGTTGGCTGGGGCAGCAATCTTCGTGATCGTTGCACTGCTGGCCTTCGGTTTAGGAAAATTCGTACACCTCCTAGAAGAGAACGGTGCAACGTCAACCCTAGTCATGTGCCTGACCACGTTGGAGTACGCGCTGTTCTTCGCGGATGCTTTGTGCGTGCTATTCTTCCTTATCAACGCGATCAGGGCGGCTTACTTGGAGATGCAATGATGAACTCCACCTGGAAGATCTTCGTCGATGCGGCAAAAGAAACTCCAAAGCTGTATTTCGCTCCTCTGCGCGCCATAGCGAAAAGCCTCGGCCAAGTGCAAACGGAAATGCGGCAGGGACGCGGCACCGTCGTTACGGTGGCCAAGTCGCGTGCGACCAACGCAGCGAAGCGCAAGGCGATGAAGATCGCTCTCAAGAAAGCAGGCTTCAGGAAGCAGAAATAGGCGCGCATCGCTCGCGACGAGAAAAAGAAACCCGCTTGGCGGGTTTTTTTTCGTCCATGTGACGCGTTTTTATACCTTGCCTGGACCCATCGCTATAAAAGCTGGCCCGCCATGGGCTTTTTTGTTGCCTGTACGCTACAGACTCGCAACGGCATTCGCTAAAGAAATTTAGCGATCCCCTAAATTTACCTCTTGCACTTTATTTAGCGCCTCGCTATAGTTCGCCCATCGACGCACCACCGGTGCCAACAAGATGGAGGACGCGATGCAAGCAGCCCAAACCCGCGCCAACGCACTGAGCAACAAGGCGCCTACCACTTACTGGACGAAACCTTTCCACGGCATCCAGCACCTCGGCACCGGCGACCGCTGGGTGACGGTCGAGGACAAGGGCTGCATCGCTCAGCTCGTCTGCTGGTTCCCCGGCTGCGGTTTCCGCCCCGATGTCACCACGCACACCGATGCCGAAACGGCTCGCCAAGCTGGCGAAGCGTGGTTCGGTCTCTTCGGGCACGCCTGAACCATGACGAACCAACAGCTCGGCGCCGTCCTTCTTTCGGTGGCAGTAATGGCCATCGCCATCGCCGTGCACACCGCCTGGCGCATCAAGCACGACCGCTTCACGGTCGACGAAATGGATCAGAACAACGACCAGCGCTCACAGAAGCACCGCCGCTGACCAACAGGGGATGACGATCATGACGCTAACCGACGCGCTAAATGCGGCATTTGGAAAATCCGCAAAGACGCTGGATGTCTCGCACGTGGCCAACTACATGGAAGAAGACGTCGAGCCGTTCGGCCTCGTTCTGGATGACAACGGCGGGATCTTCGTCTCTTGTGGCGGCGACGTTATTGGCCAATTTTCCACGACGGCCAAGAACACGCGCCTGTGCTTTTGCGTGATCGTCAACGATGACGCGGGAAAAAAGTGGGACTACGAAAAACAAGAAATGCAGGCCATGTATGAACGCGGCGAAAAAGACCAGATTGACTGGAGCAAATGGCATTCAAGTCGCCCGCGCAAGGTGCTCCGCGTCGTTGCAAGCATCTAACCCCGCCACTGAACACGACATATAAGCCACGAAACAAAACATCATGAAGAAAACAATCTTTCTGCTTTTCGCTTCGCTCACTGCCCTGTATGGCTGCAGCCGCGATGCAGACGTTGCGTCTCGCAACCTTTCGAATGCCGCTGACAACTTCGAGATCAATCGCCGGATCGTCTTCTACAACGGCATCACCGGCGACTACATGCTCACGATCGAGGGCCTTTGCTCGAAGGACAACGACAGCACCGACCGAAAGCTTGTAATCGTCTGCAAGACGGGGCCCTCGACCTACAAAAAGCATTTCCTCGGTCTCTCCGACAACGTCACCTATTTCATTGAGCAGATCGACGGCGCCAACATCGGCACCTACCGCTACAAGGTGACGTTCAAGCCTTCGTCGATCGTTCCGGACATCGAAATTCGATAAGAAGCGGAATCAACATGCACGTGGCCGAATTCGACATGTCCCGAGTGGTTACGCATTTCATCGAGTGTGACCACTGGCGTGAGTACAACCGCCCGCAAGCGTGGACCGTTGCGCTTTGTGTTGGCATGAAGCACACGAGCTATCGCGATCTCTCCAGCACCGCTTACCCCGAGGCTTTCGCCGTCGTCGATGACTTCGGAACCCTCAAAACCGTGACGCCGTGGAGGTAGCCATGCATCTGACCGACAACGAAGCCGCCATCCGCGCAGCTGAGCGCGAGAACCAATACAGCCGGCGCAAGCACAACAACCGAATCCTGAACGCAGTTGTGGGCGGCCTGATGGTTGTTGCGGCGATCTACTACTTGGTTCCTCACTGGGGAATGTGATGCCCGTACCCGTTTCTGCGCGTCAACGCACCGAATTCAATCTGGTACCGATCAACGGTCCCATACAAAGCCTTCTCGTCGAGCCGCGCCGCATTGCGTGGGCCAGGTCGATACGAAAGCACGCTCCCCAAGCGCTTGCGTATCTGGCCCTCGTGTGCGGCGCGATTGGAGTCGGCTGCGGCTGGTATGTCTCCTTCGTCCTCGGCGTCACGCGCACGTGACAACTGCTCACCTCCGGCGCTTGACTCTCTTCGCCAACCTTTCAGCGCATTTCCAACACACAGAACGTATGCAGATCAAATCTCGAATCGAACTCGACGCTGACGACATCAAACAGGCCATTCAGAACTTTGTGCGTGAGAAGACCGGTCGGGACATCGTCAGCGTTTGCAAGGTCGAGCGCGAACGCGGCAGCGAAGGCTTCAGCGTTCCTTCTGCTTACGACCTCGGCCCTGAGCCTATCGACGAAACGACCAAGATCAAGGGGGCCTGAAATGCGTGCACTCCTCATGTGGATCACGTCGTTCTTGCCGGCCCGCGTCATCAGCGATAACGGTCACCCGTACCTGGAACGCTACTACGTCGGCACCCTCTTCGGCATCCGGTTCTATCTGCACCGCTTTGTCGGGTCCGATCCGGACCGAGGTGTGCACGATCACCCGTGGGCCTGGGCGCGCTCGATCGTGCTGGCCGGCTGGTACCTGGAGGAGCGCCGCACGGGTATTCGGTCCGTTCATTGGTTCAACAGCCTGGAAGGCGACACCTTCCACCGGATCATCAAACCCGATGGCGTGGCCGACGTCTGGACCCTCTTCTATCACAAGGCTGGTGACGTCAAACCTTGGGGCTTCATGCGCTACCTGGGCCACGGACAGGCCTTGTGGAGCGAATACGTCTATGGCGGCAAAGGTAAAGAGACCGCCTGGTGGCTGACAGCTAAGAAAGGCCGGGATCTCCGTCTCTGAATTCACAAGCGCAATACCCATCAACAGGAGAACGCATGCAACAAATCCAAATTCCGCCGCTTGCAGAAGGCGAGATCTACCTCTGCGGCGTCGTCAACGCTGCAGGCGATGTGACGCACACGATCCTGCTTCCCGCTGAAGCCGAGAAGCGCATGAGCTGGCCTGACGCCATGGAGTGGGCCAAGGGCCTGAATGCCGATCTGCCGACGCGCGCTGAACTGGTGATGGCCTTCGAGCAGCACCGCAGCCAATTTAAAGAGGCGGCCTACTGGTCCAACACTCCGGACGCCGATCCCGAATATGCCGGCTGGGTTTGGTGTCAGTCCTTCGGCAACGGCTACCAGAGCTACGACCGGCAGCTCGTCGAGTTGCGCGCCCGTGCCGTCCGCAGATTGACGATTTAACCCTTCATTCATTTTCAGGAGAGGTCAGCAATGACGCCCACGCTTGAAGCAGTTGAAGCAAAGCATGCCGAGATCACCGCCATGATCGAGGCTATCCGCAAGGCAGCGGCACGCGAATACAAGGTCGCCGGCGGCACGATCCAACTGAACCACGGAGAACAGTACGCCGGCCTCATTCTCGGCAAAGACGGCGAGCCGGATCATCACCTGATCCTCCTCCCCGGCGATGAAGCTGAACTGAACTGGGACGATGCCAAGAAGTGGGCCAAGGAACAGGGCGGCGAGTTGCCGACGCGCCGCGAGCAATCGCTCTTGTACGCCAATCTCAAAGATGAGTTCCAGGGCGCCTGGTACTGGTCCGGAGAGGCTCACCAGCGCGAGTCCGGCTGGGCTTGGTGTCAGTACTTCGGCTACGGCACCCAGAGCCACCTCCGACAGGACACCGAGTTGCGCGCCCGTGCCGTCCGCAGATTGATCCTTTTGTAATTTAACAATTACATCCACCGTGGCACTGCACACAAACCTTCCGATCTACAAGGCGGCCTATGGGTTGCTGGACGTGGTGACGGACCTGGTCAAGAACATGGCTCGCGACTTCAAGCGGAGCATCGGCGAGAAGATCAGCGCGGAATGCATCGAGATCATGGTGCTGGTCTTCCGCGCCAATGTCGCAGCCGACAAGGCGCCGCACCTGGGCGAACTTATCGAACGCCTTCAGGTGATCGAGCTGCTTTTGCGCCTTGGCATGGACAAGCGCCTGATCTCGCGGCCAGCTTATGCCAAAGCCGTCGAGATTACGACCAGCATCGGAAAGCAGGCCAATGGCTGGAAGAAGTCCGCAAATCGCCCGCTTCATGGAGGTCAAGGCCGTCATGACTGAGCGATCTTTCAATCTGGTCGTGCCGCTGGCCCACAAGGCCACCGCCATGCGCGTAACGGAAACCGACCGCCGGTGTGCGGCGCGGTCCAGCGCAGTTTCCCTCCTGAGCAATCGGCCGGGCGACGTAGATAGCACGACATATCCGGCTGGGCTTGGTATCAGAACTTCAACAACGGCAACCAGAACAACAACCAACAGAACAACGAGTTGCGCGCCCGTGCCGTCCGCAGATTGGAAATCGAATGCCGCGTTCTCGTTCGCCGAGCTGGTCGAAGCCTATTTCGACTGCCGGCGGACGAAGCGCAACAGCGCGAGCGCCCTAGCGTTCGAAATCGATATGGAGAACAACCTGCGTCGCCTGTTCGACGAGCTGCTCAACGGAAGCTATATGCCCGGGCGCTCGAAGTGCTTTGTCATCGACCGTCCGAAGCATCGCGAAGTATGGGCAGCAGAGTTTCGCGATCGCATCGTGCACCACCTGCTTTACAACCGCATCGGCCCGCGCTTCGAGCGATCGTTCATTGCTGACTCGTGTGCATGTATCAAGGGACGCGGCACGCTTTACGCCGCTCAGCGCCTGGAAGACAAGGTGCGGTCAATCACACAGAACTGGGCACGCCCGGCGCACTACCTCAAGTGCGATCTGGCCAACTTCTTCGTCAGCATCGACAAGCGTGTCCTGCTTGATCTTCTGCACGCAAGGATTCCAGAACCGTTCTGGCGTGATCTGACCGAAATCGTGCTGATGCACGATCCCCGGGACGACTTCGTCTACCTGGGAGATCCGGCGATGATCAATCGCGTCCCGCCCCACAAACGCCTGATTAAGCAACCGGCACACCTGGGCCTACCAATCGGCAACCTGTCTTCACAGTTCTTTGCCAACGTCTATCTCAACGAGTTGGATCAGTTCGTGAAGCACGAGCTGCGCTGCCGTCATTACATCCGCTACGTGGATGACTTTGTGTTGCTGCACGAATCACCGCAATGGCTTAACGACGCCCACGCTGCCATCGCAGCCTTTTTGCCGGCACGCCTTCACGCGCGCCTCAACCCCAACAAGACCATCCTGCAGCCGGTTGCCCGTGGCATCGACTTCGTCGGCCAGGTGATTCGGCCGTGGGTTCGGCACACCCGCAAGCGGACGCTGCATAGCGGCATCCAGCGCGTTCGCGAGATACCGGCTGCAGACGTCTACCAGGTCACGAACAGCTACTTTGGCCTGCTGCGTCAGGCCACCGGAAGCCATGCCGAGCGGGCAAAGCTCGCCAACGTCGCCCTTCAACGTGGGCATGCGGTAAATCGCCAGCTCACAAAGATCTATCGCAGCTCCCTACACGGAGAGGAATCCTGATGTTGACTCACCAACTTCAAGGCGCCTTTGAGGATGCCTACGAAAAAGCAGCCGCATCCAGCAAACCCGATGATTGGATGAATGCCGCCCTCATGGGCAAGCAGTTCTCCAATGCATATCGCGAGGCGTCACGGTATCCGGCAGCGTATCAATACCTTTTCACGTCGCCGATCGGTGGCGGCGACGTTTGGCGTCCAGATTCATCCTATTGGAACGGTCAACGCCCGAAGGCCTCTCGCGCCCTTTTCTCGGTTCCCGTTTCCCGGCCAAATCAGGATCCCGCAAATCTTGAGGGGTTGGCGAAAGCGCTGTTGGCTCCTCGTGAAATCGTCCGTGATGCAGATGGCTGGCTAGATCACCCAGCATTGCCGGTATGCGATGAAAGCGTGCGCTTTGACGAACTGCTTAGCGCCTTTGGGATGGAAACCTATTTCCGCGCCATGGATGGCGACGTGAGCCCGGAAGAGTATGACCGCTACTATGACGAACAAGGCGGTTGTGCTGGCTGGACGCCTGCGCCTCCCGACGGCGATGGCTGGCGCTTGCTGGCTGTTTATGACACAGAAGACGGGCCAAATGCGATGTTTGCACGTGCGAAGCAGCCCGAGCCCCGCAAGCGCTATGCGCAAGATGCTCAGAAGCAAGGGGGCGCGCGATGATCCGCGACCAGTTCCTGCTCGACATCCAAGAAGAGCTGATCGTCGACAACTTCGCTGGCGGCGGTGGCGCGAGCTGCGGCATTGAGCTGGCGCTCGGGCGTCACGTAGACCATGCGATCAACCATGACCCCGAGGCCGTGGCTATGCACGCCATGAACCATCCGCAGACTGAACATCACTGCGAATCGGTGTGGGACGTTAAGCCTCTGGAGTTGACCGGCGGGCGCCCGGTCGGACTCGCGTGGTTTTCGCCCGACTGCAAGCACTTCAGCAAAGCCAAGGGCGGTAAGCCGCGCGACAAGAAAATCCGAGGTCTTGCCTGGGTGGCAATGCGCTGGGCAGCTGTGGTGCGTCCGCGCGTCATCATCCTGGAGAACGTCGAAGAGTTTCAGACCTGGGGGCCGGTGCTCACTGATGGCACGCCGTGCCCGAAGCGCAAGGGCGACACCTTCCGCTCTTTCGTGCGCCAACTGCGGGAAAAGGGCTATGCGGTCGAATGGCGAGAGTTGCGCGCGTGTGATTACGGCGCGCCGACCATCCGCAAGCGCCTGTTCCTGATCGCTCGGTGTGACGGAAAGGCGATAGCCTGGCCGGAGCCTACGCACGGCGCACCTAATAGCGCTGGCGTGCTGGCAAAGCGCCTGAAGCCGTGGCGCACGGCGGCCGAGTGCATCGACTGGTCGATTCTTCCGCAGTCCATCTTCGAGCGCGACCGCCCATTGGCGGACGCCACGCTGCGTCGAATCGCGCGTGGCATCCGGCGCTATGTCATCGATTCAGCCGATCCGTTCATTGTGAAGGTGAACCACGTCGGCGATGGCTTCCGTGGCCAGCGCACGACCGAGCCAGTGCAAACCTTGACGGCGAAGCATGGTTTTGGCCTTGTTGCTCCGGTGCTGACCGAGTGCGCCAACGCTTCCACCCAGCGAAACTTCCAGGCCGGAGAGCCGCTGCGCACCCAATGCGCCGAGGTCAAAGGCGGGCATTTCGCTCTGGCTGCCGCAACGCTTGTGCAAACCGGTTACGGCGAGCGGCCAGGACAAGCACCGCGTGCGCCCGGCTTGGACAAACCGCTGGGCACGGCCATGGCTGGCGGCGTAAAACATGCACTAGTGTCGGCTTTCCTTGCAAAGCACTACGGGGGAAATTATGACGGGCCTGGCGTTGGCTTGCCTGAGCCGGCCAGCACGATTACGACCACCGATCACCACGCACTGGTTTCCGCGCAACTGGTAGGGTGTGGTGGCCGCGCTGGCCAGAGCCGCCCGCGAGACGCTAGCGAGCCTGCACAGACGCTCACCGCAAAAGCGGACACGTGCGTCGTCACCTCCAATCTGGTCAAGTTGCGCGGCGAATGCACCGGCAGCAAGACCGACGAGCCCGTGCCGACGATTTCGGCGCAAGGTAACCACATCGGCGAGGTCCGGGCCTTCCTGGTCAAGTACTACAGCGAGGGCGGCCAGGATCAGGATTGCCGCGATCCGATGCACACCATCCCGACGAAAGATCGACTCGGCTTGGTGACGGTCGCGGGCCAGGAATACCAGATCGCCGACATTGGCATGCGCATGCTGGAGCCGCACGAGCTGTACGCCGCCCAGGGGTTTCCTAGCAGCTACGTCATCGCTCCAGTCATAAACGGCCGCCGGCTCCCCAAGCATGCTCAGGTGCGCATGTGCGGCAACAGTGTCAGTCCGCCGCTGGCCGCAGCCCTGGTGCGCGCGAATGTGCCGGAGATGGCCAGTTGGTCCGCGCGCGAGGCTAAATCAATAGGGGTGGCAGCATGACGCGCACTCTCACCATCCCCGTCAAGGGCATCTACTTTGACCAGATCAAAGCCCGAACGAAGGCCGAGGAATATCGCCTTGTGACCGACTACTGGCGCGCTCGTCTCTTCGGCAAGGAATATGACGAGATCGTGCTGACGCGCGGCTATCCGCACAAGGAAGCGGCAGACCGCCGGCTTCGCCTCCCCTACCAAGGCTGGCAGATCAAGGTCATCACACATCCTCATTTTGGTTCGAAGCCAGTCGAGGTCTTCGCAATCGACGTTTCCGGGACTCCGCTATGACCAAGCAAACCTACGGCACCTTGTGCACGCTGGCCGAGCAGCACGGCGTTGTCATGACCGAACAGGTGCGGGCGCTGTTGCGTGCTGTTGAGGAAGCGGATCAGCGGAGCCAGTCGGATGCGAGCAGCTACAAGCGCATGCTTGAAGATGCGGTTCTCAGTCTGGCGGCGATTGATGCAGCGCTCGGAATTGATCCCGATGAGGCAGGTGGAGCGGAGCCGATTCTTGAGGCCATCACCACTCTGAAGAAGCAAGCCGCTGTTGCCGCGGCCGCCCTTCCCTATGAACTGAAAGGCATACCCGAAGCCATCCGCGAAGGCAGCGGTTTCTGGCGCACCTGCACCGGCTGCTATGAAAGCGAGGACGGTCATCCGGTTGGTCACTACCCGCACAGCAAGATTCTTGGTTGCGCGCTCGGCGGCGGTTGTAGCGAGTGCGGCGGCATTGGCGCGGTGTGGGATACCACTGACTACGCAGCAATGGCGGATGAAGGGTGGGCGCAAATGCAGCGCGAGCAAGCGGAGAAGGGGCGAGCGGAGAGGGTAGCAGCCGGCTGGCTGCCCATCACGGCTCCTGGCCAGGTGGCCGTAGGTGACAAGTTGAAGTTCACCATTGGTGAAACGGAATACCGCGAGACGGTGAAGCAGATCCTTGATCCCGGCACCGACAAGGAAGAACTGATCTACAACAAGCGCCGCAACTACTACCTCATCACGTCGATGGCCATTGCCAACAAGGGCAGCCAGAAGAACGTCAGGGTCTTGGCCATCGCCAAGCCGGCGCGGCAGGAGGAAAAGTAATGCAAATCCATATCACGCGCGTGCCGAGTCGGCCCAAACCCACTGTTGGCGACCGAAAGATGATCGGAGGCGTTGAGCACGTGCGCGTCTTGGAGCGGGTAAAGAGCGGCCCGCATAAAGGTGCGTATGTCGTCAGGGGAATCCGCTCTTGTTTCGAATGGGTTCCGGTGAACGAAGCTCCCGAGCATCTGCAGAAAATGGCTGGACGCTGGATCGGTAAACAACGTCCCGCGCAGCAGCCGCCAGAACTTGCCTCCGATGATCTGCGAAAGCTGCAGCACATGCTGGGGGCCACACCCGGGCACTACCCAAAAACGAAATGGGGGTGGCGCAACTACTACGCGACAACTGGCGGCCCCGCGATGGAGGCAATGAAGCGCATGGAGGCACAAGGGCTCGTAAAGCTTGGGCATACCAGCAATGACGGCATGGCGTACTACCACGCCACTGAGGTAGGTTGCCGCGCCGCCGGCTTGGCAGGAAAGCAGATCAAACGTGCCCTGGGAGATAACGGCTCTCCGGAATATCATGTGGAAGGCTGTGAACCATGACTAGCTCGCCCCGTGTGGAATCGTCGATAGCAGGTCGAGCAGATATGCACCCGTTTCGGGTAGGCGCGACGGTTTGCTTCGCGGCGAACTTCATCCTTCGTGATGGGCGGCAATGTGTGTGTTTCCAACTCATCGGCATCGAACACGCCATTGCACGACCCGCAGCGGCTACCGAGCGCTTCAACAAGCGCGACTTGCCTTTCGACTTGGTCAGCAGTTCGTTTCTTCATGTGGCCCTCCGCTGGCTCCTTCTTGTGCAGCTTTCCGTACAGCAGCCGTGCGCGCAGCACCTCGAAGCTGTAGCCGCGGCCGGAGCGGTTGATGACCTTTGCGACCCCGTTCAGGGCTTCCGTGTAGCCGTTCGAAATCGGGTGGTCGAAGTAGGCGAGCATCTCCTCGCGCCAGTTCCGGGTGGAAGTGAGCAACGGCAGGAAGCTCTTCTTGCCCTTCTTCATGGCGGCTGGAACGGACTTGCGCCATTCGTCCAGACGCTCAGAGGCTGCAGCCTTGTCGGGCGCGTCGTAGATGTCGTAGAACGCTTCCTTCAGCCGGTAGGCGGTCGCCACGTGCGGCTCGTTGTCCAGCCACATCTGGAGGTTGAAGCGGCCCTGTTCGTCGAGGTTCTTGTATCGCATCCGGAGCAACGCTTTGCGCCGCATCCAGTCACGGCTGACGGCCTTCTCCTGCTCCTTGCCGAGGCTGATTCGAATATCGTCCATGGCGCGGTTCGCCATTCTGACCAAGTGGAACTTGTCGATAACGACTGGCAGACCAGGGAAGACGGATTGCGCTGCGTCCTTGTACGGTCGCCACATGTCGATGGCGAGGCCCTTGACGCCGCCGCGCTCCTTGAACTGATGCAGCCACGCCGTCACCAGCGGCTTGTCGCGGTCGGGCAGCATATCAATAGGAACTCGATTGACCACGTCGGTGATGATGCAGCGGAGCTTGCCGTCAATCTGCGTCTCGTCGATGCCCAGCCACTCTGGCAGCCAGGGTTTGTATTCCGCGTTCAGGCGGTCGATGTAGTCGCCGGCCAGGGTTCGGACGGTCTTGTCATCGCAGCCCACATGCTCAGCGATGCGAGTGAAGGTATCTCGCAGGCACTGTTCCTCGATGTACTGCACGCAACGGGCTGTCATGCGCGTGGCGGGATGGATACCGCCCAATGGCTGGATAAACGTGCCGCCGCACTCTCTGCACCTGAAACGCTGCGCATTGGCCTCAATGCTCACAGGACGGCCCCGAATAGGGCTATCTCGAAAAATGATCATTTTGGGGCCGTGCTTATAAACGCGGCCAATTACGCCGCATTTTTGGCATGCCTCCGGCAAAACTGTGTAGTCGGCCGAGATGATGTAGTGGTCGTCTTCGGTGCGCGTCGCGGTCGGAACCCAGCCGGGGAGGTCGAGAATGTCGGTCATTTAGAAGCCGGTCAGCAATTGGTATTGGACCGGCATCTTATCAATGCCCGAAAGGAACGACTCCGCCTCGCGCCAGTCGTTGGCATTACGGCCTTGGCGGCGAGCTGCAAACGACCACGCCATCGAATCGGCCGTATAAAGGCATTCACGCACGAATCCGCTACGGAGCGCCGTGGTCTTCAGGCCGAAGCCGTGCAGGCGAAGGTCCGGGCGACGCATCTTGATAGCGCAAAGAACCGCCTCAATCGCCTTCGGGTCGCCGTTTCTCTTGCAGACGCTGCCCACGCCAACCCAAGCTCCAGGCGCCAGACGGTCGCCATACATGTCGATATGGCGGACATAGTCTTCGGGAGCGAAGCCTTGCAGCACGGGCATGATGTAGACACCACCGGTATCGCAAGCTACCAACGCGTCATATCGCTCAATGGTCAGTCGCTGATGCTCCGCAACCGACAAGCCTGTCTTCGCCACCATGAACGGCTCGCACATATAGTCCTGCGCCACAGCGCACAAAAGATTGCCATTAGTCGCCCAGCGGCGGATTTGAGCGGCGTACACACTCGGCTCTTCTGGATAGCCGCCGTGAGTAAGGATGGTCGTGAACGCCCCCGAGTCCATCATCCAATCGCCGACGGCGAAGGGGCTCACGCGCTTCTTCAAGCGGTTCACCGAAATCATTGCCGCCTCGAAGTTCTTGGCATCCGACGGCTGATGCAAACCGATAAAGAATCGCATTTATTCCACACGTTTTTCCGTTTTCTTAACTTATCATGGAATCATGGATTACACACGTTATTCCGCAGAGCCGAGATAACTGATGGCCGTCTATGTCGACGACATGGCCGCCCAGTACGGCCGCATGGTGATGTTCCACATGGTCGCAGACACCGACGACGAGCTGCACGCAATGGCCGACAAGATCGGCGTCGCGCGACGCTGGCACCAGAAAGCCGGAACGGTGCACAGCCACTACGACATCTGCAAGGCGAAGCGGATGCAAGCTATCGGCCATGGCGCTGTTGAAGTGGACCGCCGAGGACTCGCCTCCATCATCAAATCAAAGCGCGCAGCCGCGGCCCTTGGAGAGAGCAAACATGAGTGAGCCGACATTGTTGCCGTGCCCGTTCTGCGGTGGCGAGGCGAATGAACCGAGTTATGACGGCCAGTACATGTCTGCGTCGGTGATTTGCATGGCGTGTGCGGCCACGACTTTCGGAACTGGTTTCAAGCTCTCCGCCACGGATGAGGCTAGATCAAACTGGAATCAACGCCCTACGTGCGAATGGGCCAAAGATCCAGACGAAGAATACATGCCCGACACGTGGGACAGCGCTTGTGGTGAGAAGTGGACCTTCAACGAAGGCGGCCCAGTCGAGAACAGCGTGCGCTTCTGCCAAGGTTGCGGCAAGACCGTGAAACTGGCTGCCGCACAACCGCCCGCGATGATGGAGCACGATGATGAGTGATGTTCGCCAACTTCCAGTGCCGAACGAAACGAATCGGAAGGCACCAAACCGCATCGTGCGCCCCTGCGAATGGCAGCTATTCAGCGCCGTGAATGCGCTGGAAACGCAGATGGGATCAGTCGAGGCTTACAACCGTTTGTGCGATGCGGCTGAAGCGATGAAGAAAAAAATTGATGCTGGAGATGGTCGGGCGCAGCACCCCATGTGGGCCACTGATCCAACAATGATTTATCCAGCATGACCCACCAAGCAGCACGAGGATCCACATGAACGATATGACCGAGTTCCAAAAGCGCGCAGCAGCTGCAGCAGTGACCAAGATGCTCACTGGCAAGCACTTCAGCGTCTGCGATCTGGACTCCATCGCAGAGACGATGGGTCGCAAGTCGGCTATGGCAGGCCAGGACTATGCAGCACTGCGTTCGGTGCATTGCATGCACTGGGCCGACATGGGTCCGGACCTATCACGCATGGTGCGAGAAAAGTGTTTGGAACTCCTGGGCCTACCGCCGCGAGTTATTGAGGCCGAGCCAGAGGCACCAAAGCATGAAGAGCTGCCAGCGGCCCCAGAAAAGAAAGTGAGGTTGGCATTTTGGAAGCAGAGCTGACAAGGATTCTGGAGACGACACGTCTCGCGTGGAGGATCAGATGAGTGACGACATGTTCTTGACTGAGGCCCAAATCGAAAGGTTGACGGGCTGGAAGATCAAATCTAAGCAGATCGATTGGCTGCGCCGTGAGGCGATCCCGTTCCGCGTGAACGCGACGGGGCACCCCATCGTCACGAAAGCGGCGATCGAGGGGCGCGCTGAAGCGCCGCGGACTGATCGGAAATGGACGCCCCGAGTTCTGGCGGCATAGAGGAATGGGTCGCAAACCGTACCGTAACACCGGTCTTCCGCCAGGGATGCGGAAGCGCGTGCGGCGCACGCGCATCTACTACTACCTGGACACTGGCGAGAAGCCGAGGCGCGAAATACCACTAGGAAGCGACTATGTGCTGGCAGTGAAAGAGTGGTCACGTCTAAGGGCGTCAAAGACGCCTGCCGCTGGCGAGATCACGTTCGCCTACGTTGCGCAAAAATACTGGGAGGACGTCATTCCGACCAAGAAGCCGCGGACGCAGAGTGACAATGAGAAGGAGCGAGCAAAGTTGCTGCAATTTTTCAATGACCCGCCAGCGCCACTCGACACGATCGAGCCCGTACACGTCAGGCAGTACATGCGCTGGCGCGTGCAGAATGCTCGCGAAGAGGCCCAGAAGAAAAACGAGCAGCGAATCAAAGAGAAAAAGGCCCCGCTGCCTATACCCGCAAACCTAGGGCAGGTGCGCGCCAACCGGGAGAAAGCGCTTTTCTCCCACATCTGGAACTATGCGCGCTCAGAGGGCTACACGGCCCTACCAAACCCGTGCGCCGGTATCAAAGGCTACGTGGAATCAGGTCGCGATGCGTACGTCGACGACGATCTGCTGGCCCGCGCCATGGAGCATGCGGTGTTGCCGCTGCAGTTTGCGCTGCGCCTGGCGCACCTCACCGGCCAGCGGCCGGCGGATGTCTACAAAATGGCCGAGACGGACATCAAGGATGGGATGCTATTCGTCCGGCAGGGGAAGACGGATGCACCGCTGCGTTTCATGATCGGCGGCGAACTGAAAACGCTTCTAGACGAGATGCTGGCCTACAAAGCGCAATTCGCCGTGCGATCGCTGGCGCTACTGGTGACGGAATCCGGCCAGCCGATGAAGGCGCACCACATGCGGCACCGTTTCGATATGGCCCGCGACAAGGCAGGAATCGCCAAGCATGAATTCCAGTTCCGGGATCTGCGGGCGAAAACGGCGACCGAGGCAGACGACGCAGAAGGAACGCGACGGGCACAAGCTATACTCGGCCACACCACAGAGACAATGACGACTCACTACATCCGAAAGCGCGCCGGAAAGAAGGTGCGACCACTGCGATAAGACGTTCCGCAAATGCAATTGACGGCGCGACAGCATGCGGGTTTACGGGTTACGCTTCCGTAAATTTTGCGGAATCAAAATAGAGGCAAAGCATTGATTATTATGGATTTTTAGTAGGACTTAAAATCCGCTGCGCCCTAATCGGCGCGTGCCGGTTCGATCCCGGCTCCGGGCACCATATCGAAAGCGGACACTAACGTAGTTCCGCAAAGCAGCGATGAGTTCCGCAAAGTGTCAATCGACGCCCGGCTCGCGCTCGTACGAGTCGCATGGGTAGCTGCTGTTTCGCAGCCCGCGGTCGCAACCAAGGATGACGGCATAGTGTCGGTTGCTCGGGTGAAACTCTAGGCCCCAGATTGCATGCGATCATGTCCAACACGTGCGCCTGACAGAGGGGCGCAAGTCATAGTCTTTCCGTTCCGAGATCGGCGGATAACCGCCCCTGCCTTCGTTCATACTGTACAAATATACAGTATTTGGTAGCAGACCCAACCCATACATTGATCTCCCGCATACCCCCCTGCATGTAGGGAGCCGGCCATATCGACATCGGATTGAAGACGCCCTATTCTTTGTCGCGGCAGGCTATCGAACCTTAGCCCGATAAAACCAAGGAGGGGAAATGTCGAAGTTCAATGAATATGTGGATCGGATTCCCCCGCTGGTGGGGATACTGTTTGCGACCATTATTGCGGCGGTCATTTATAGCGCCGTCCAGATACAGAGCGTTCAAAACTGTCTTGAACGCGCACAAGTCACTGGCAGGCCTAGCGAATGCAAAGCGAGCGTCTGGTTCAGGCTTCTCTGAACTCACGCAGCGGGCCTCAAGCCAGCGCCTGGATCACGCGCGCAAGCTTGTGGTCTTCGACGTTCGGCATCGGCCATGCCGCGCGCCCTATTTCGATCAGCGGCGCCGGATGCTGCCACGCGCGCAGCAGTCGCGGCACCAGCGGCACCACGTCCTGACCGTTTCGGTAAAGGTTCACCTGGACGCCGTGCGCTTTCAGGAGATTGCCTAGCGTGCCATCGGCGCTCACGCGTGGCGGCTCGAAACCGTACACCGCGCGCGGGGGCCGGCCGGCGACGCAGAGCTGGGCAGCGAACAGGATGGCCAATGCCGCCCCCTCGCTGTGCCCCACGGTCACTGCCGGCGCCGGCAGCGCGAGCAATGGCCCGCTGATCGAACTGAACGCCTTCCAAAAACCGTGATGCAGGGCGCCAAGGCCATCCACGTGCACCGCGTCGGCATCCAGATCAGCCAACCAGCACGCGAGATTGTCCGAGCCCGGAAAGGCGACGGCGTCGCCCTCCACGATCGCACGCGCAGCGCTGGCCGGCGCGCCAATCTGCGGCTGCAGCTGGTACGCCCGCTGCGCCAGCCTGGCGTAATCCTGCGGTGTCATTTCGCAGCAGGCGCAGAAGCCGCTGGCGCAGCGCTCGCAGTGGTGGACGTAGGCGCCAACTGAATCGCAATGTTGAACGCCAGCACGCCGGTATCGATGGCCGCGTCGGCCGCGTTCTTCTTGTCCTGCGGCAGCGACGACGCATCTACCAGGGTCTTGATCAGCGGCAGCGTGGCATTGACGATCGACTGCAGGCTGGCGTCGGTCACGGTCGCGCCGGCCGCGCACACCTTGGCGATGGCGGGCTCGACATCGTTGGCTAGCGTGTTGGCCGCGCCACCAGTGAAGACGTTGTCGGCCTTCAGGATGGCGATTTCGCCTTTGGCAGCGCCGCAGGCGATCGAAACCTGCTGATCGAAGGTCAGTTGTGGCGCGCTGGCGCAAGCGGCGAGAACGGACGCGGCGATGCCTGCCGCAAGCAGCATGATGGTGCGTTTCATGGGGAAACCTCGATGTGAAGGGAGTTGTGGATTACTGACCGGCCGTCGACGAGGCGGCGGGAGCAGATGCCGGCGCTGCGGCCGGCGCTTGAGCGGTGATCTGCTGCACTGCGCTAGACAGGTAGGCAACAAAGCCTGGCATCAGCGACGGGTTCTGTACGGCAGCGAAGCCGTAGCCAGCAATGGCGATCGCGCCGAGCGCGTATTTCAGTTTTCGATTCATGATTGCTCCGGGTTGGTGACCTCATCCGGCGTGAACACGAAGCCCACCTTGCGCGGGTATGCCTGGAAGATGTAGGTCGGGAAACTGCGGTGATGGATGCCGTGTGTCGGCGAGCGGTGGAACTTCATTGCAACCGGCAGCATGTTTTGCATGGAGTCGACGAACAGCTCGGGGCGCGCGGGATCGAATGCCTTCCAGTCGAAGCCACGGATCTCGGCGAGCTTGCAGATCAGCCACACCAGGGACTGCTCTGCCGGAAAGGTCTTGCCGGTCGGCTGGTCAGTGTGTGGATCAAGCACCGGCAGTTCGGCAACTTCGCCGAGCGCGATACCGCGCACCTTTTCCCAGTCGACGGCATCGGAGTCGGCCCACTCGCAGAAGAGGTGGTGGTACTCGGGGTCAGGCTGGCCGCTGATTGCGCAAACTAGGCCAGCCTTATGCCCTTCCGTCTTGGTATGGCGGAACGTGGCAGACTCGGTGCGCTGGGCGTGGTCGGGGTAGTACTCTGCTTCGACGATGGTCTCTGTGACGAGATGCTCGCCGTGTGGGGCTGTATTGATGGCCATCTGGCCCTCCAGAAATGCAAAAGCCCCGCGCGGGCGGGGCTGGGTTGTTGTGTCGAACTGGTTAGTCGATGTCTGGCAAATCCACCGTCTGGCCGGCGAGCTCGTGCGTGCAGTCACCGAGGAACTGGATTCGACCGTCTGTCACAAACGAGTGGCATCGCAAGGGGCGCGCTGGCGGCAAGCCTTCGCCTCGCATATAGGCGGCATGCTCGTCCTTAGTGAGCTGGGCCACTCCGGTCACCAAAATGCTCGGTGTGAACGTGGGGCTGTCCATGCTGCCATTCCAGCTCCAAACCGGAGGCTGCGATCCGCTCACGTGCACCTGGTGTAGGAAGCCGCACCCAGGGCAATCGAACATCATGGTCCGCATACCATCACCGCGCTGCATCTCTTCCAATTTCACCTAGCCCCCCCCCAATTCCGTCTTCGCGCGCTCCCAAAGCGCTCGGCGGTCGGTGATGCCGTTCGTGCCGCCGTTGATGGCACGGGTCAACCCGACGAAATCGCCTCGGTCAGCAAAGCGGTTAAGGTTGTTTTGCACCCAGAACCAGGCGGCCGATGCGGCGGCGTTCTCGGGCTTTTCCAGCAGCTCGGGCTGAGCGATCAGATCAAGACCCAGCGCAGCGCCGCACGCGGCGTAGTTGACGCGACCGGTGATCTGGATGAGCCCCCGCCCCATGAAGCGCTTGCCGTCGCCCGGCTGCGTGTTACCAAGATCAGCCCTGCCCTCGTACCGGCTTTGAGCCGGCGTCGGGCCCCAGATTTCGCGGAGGTAGCGCAATTGGCCAGACTCGTGACCAACCTGCGCCAGGAACGCTGCTGCGCGCGCGGGCGTATTGATCTGCCGGAACAGCATCGCGTCAGCCAGGATCGGCGCGAACACATCCGCGCGCGCGCCGGCCAGCGGCATGATTGCGTGCAGCTGCGCAGCTGTGACAAGGGGGTCAGCCATTCTTCACACCTGTCACTATCTGGCGTGCATCGTCAGCCAACTCGGCAACGATCTCAGGCAGGTCTTTGTCCTTGCGCTTGTTCAGGAAATTGAACGCGCAGCGGACGATCGTCCAACCAGGCAGCCCGCACGAGAAGTAAATCCCGCCCAGCGCCATGGCACCGTTCGGTGTGGACATCCAAGCGGCCAAGCCAAGGTACTGAATCACGGCAGCGCCACCACAAAGGCTGGCCACCACCGTCGAGATCAAAGCAACAGCCCACTCTCCGCGATTGCGCGGCAGCGTCATCACCATCACCACAATCGTCGCAAGCACGCTCGCACCTCCCGCCACGGCGGCAGGACCGCCCAAGGCTTTGAAAGCCGCGGCACCCGCTGCCCCTGCTGCTGCGCTGCCGCTTATTGGTTCGGACATTCATACCCCCGGGGAAATAAAAAGCCCGCTCACGGCGGGCTGGTTTAATGTTCTTGACTGCGTACCCTTTGGGTACTACGATGCTAATCACTGAGCCGCGCATTCCGCGTGGTTCGACACTCCGAAAGGAACGCCACCATGAAGAACTTTCTTCGTGCGCTTTTTCGCGCCATTAAGGAATACAGTGCACTACAAACCGCCCACCCCCGCCGAACTGGAGCGACTCAAGGTCGATCTGGGCAAGAGCAGTGGCGAGATGGCCGATCTCTTCGGCCTAGCCAACGGCCGCCAGTGGCGCCGCTATCTGTCCGAGGATCCAGCGAATCGGCGAGACATGGGCATGCATATGCTGTTCTTCGCAATCGCCCGTCTCGAACTGGACGACAAAGCCATCGAGCGCGTGCTACAGCGCATGCGCCAGGTCGGCGCGGTCATCGATTTGGCTCCGGATGGAGAGCCGCAGCCGTAGCGCTGTGCACACTGCTGGCAGCATCTGGCGCCAGCGCTCAGGACTGGATCCGGCCTGAAGTTGGCATCGGCGCCTCCCTCTACAGCAAAGGCCCCGACGGGCTCTACTTCCAGCAGCCTTTCCCGCATCAGATGCGGCTGGAAGTGCCTGCCTTCGAAGTGGGCTTCACCGGGCCCATCTATCAACGTGGCTCATGGGGCGTCGACTGGCACGCCGATTGGGCATGGCTCGGCTCGGTCAAGACAACAGCCATGGCCGTACCGCTGGACGCCAACTACAACACCGCGATGAAGAGCTGCAACGGTCAGTGTCTGCCTCTGGCCAAGTACGTCGGCAGCGGGCACGCGCAGGCTTTCATGCTCGCACTGGAGCCCCACTACGATTACGGCAAATGGCGGTTTGGCGTTCAGTTCGGGCCGACGCTCTACAAATCTACGTGGTCGATCGACGTGAGCGACATCCGCTACAGCCAGACCGCTGACCCGCAGAATCTAAGCGGATCAAATCAAGACGGATGGCGCTTTGGCACGGTCGTTGGCGCCTCCGTTGCGTATGGCCAGCTGTCAATCGCCTATCAGCACTTCTTCATGAAGCCGAGCAGCTCGAACCTTGCGCCTCCTGTGTGGCACTCGGTCGACCTGATCATGCTGCGGTACCGGTTCTGACCGAACTTCACGTGCCCGGCGTCACCCAGTTGGACGTCAGCCACGCCGGCATTGAGTTGTAGTAGGCCACGTAAAGCGGATCATCAGACGCGACGACGCACTGGTTGGGAAAATTCGTCGGATCTTGGGGAAAATGGTTTGGGTCGGTGGCGACCCCGAAATACGCTTGCAGAGCGGTTTTCTTTGCATCCGTGTATTGCGAGTAAATCAGGGTCGTCATTTTCAACCTCAGATGTCGTAGGCCGCGACAATCATCGAGAACGATGGCGTTCCGGACGGGTTACTTGCCTTGTACCAAGCGGTTTGCGCGGTGTAGATGTCCAGATCGAACGGCATGCTCGTGCCGTTACTGGCCACCACCGTCGTGCTGACGTTGGACTTCGCCCCGGCCCCGTTCGCATCGCTCGCCACCTGGAACAGCTGGGTAACGCTCGCCACGCTGGTGAGAGACGAAATGTTGCCGCTTACGCGCACGGCGTTCTGTGGAATGCCGCCGATTGCGATCGACGTCCAGCTTGCCGCCGTCGTCGCGGTGGTGAAGCCGCCGGCACTCACAAGCGAAATGCGGCGATCGCGTTGGACTGCCTGCACGAACTGGCTGCTGCCGTTCGTCGGCCACACGCTCACCAGCGCCGAAGCGGTGTAGCCGGAAGGCATGTTGGCGCCGCCGTACACGTGCGGGGCGACTGCCGACGTAGCATTCGTGGCCAGCAGCGCCGCGGTACTCGTGGTCGGATTGTAAATGGCGTAGAGCGCTACGTAGCCGCTCACCGGCGCAGTGCCGACGTCCATGCCGCCGGCGCCTACCGTCCCGAGGTTGATCGTCTTGTTGAAGCTGGCGAGACAATACCGCAGCCCCCCCAGCGCAGATTCAACAACGATCTCGTCTGCCGTCATAGTGGCCGAGGCCGAGGCAGCCGCTACCGACATCTTCAGGTTGCGGACGGTACCCACAACGCCTGAGACCTGTCCGAACTGGACACCATGTTGGCTGGCCGTCGCCGGCGCCAACTGTTGCGCCCCCCCGGCACATTCCATGAGAACCGCGATCGGGTTGCCGCTATTTACCCCTGGGATTGTGAGGCGCATCAAGACTGCCGTTCCATTCAACGCCAGCTCACCCCCTTGCAAAGGCTGCAAACCGAGGCCATAGATCGGGATTGCCGTCAAACCATCGGGCGCATAGGTAGAAGCTCCGGTGTTCGCATGAGCGATCTTGACCTGTTGGATAACGCCATCAACCCAAGTCCCGGATACAAGAGGGATCGCGTTGGTGGCGGTGTAGGCATTTGCCGAACCGGTATCCGTCAGGATGACGGTCGATTGCCCGAGGCGCTTAATCGCCGAGAGGACTTGATTGAATTGGTTCTTTGCAAGCGTCAAGCCCGCGCCGGTCACGACGTTTGCCAATTCCATCATCACGGCGTTGAGCCATTCTGCCGGAACGATGGTCGCGGGCGTGCTCGTAGCCGGGTTCCCATCCGTGAAGAAGCCAGCAGTACCGGCAGCAGTCGACGCCGGCTGCGTTGTCGCAGCCGTCGAGTTATCAATCTGATACATGGATTTCCTTACGAGTATCGGAACTGCAGGACTGTGTGCGCTGGCGCGATGGCGCTCAGCTCACACTGGAGGACGGTGTTATTCCAGCTAGCCAAGGGCTCGCCAGCAGCAGATTGGCCCGCGGCAAAGCGAACCACGGTATTGAGCGGCGCATTGACCGCCCAGGTGAAGAACCAGTCGGCAGTTCCGAGCTGCTGGCCCGCCGTGCTCTGCCCGCAACGGAACGGAGCAAAGTTGGTGATCGTGATTCCATAGCCCAACTTGGCCGCAAACCCGATGTAGTAGGCCGCAGACTGGCCACCTGAGTTTGCGAGGCGCGCAACAACCTGCGCGCGCCTTTGCTGCACTGTTGGGGATTCACCGGCACACGGGTCGGGCAGGCCGAGAGTGGACTCCCACTCGGGGAGCAATTCGTAAGTCGTACCGGGAAACGAATCAACCAGCAGGTAATTGGAACGCGCGGTCTGTCGGCCGTAGACCTGGGTCAGTCCCGAGAACACCTGAGTCTGGACCGCATCTTGATCGCGAGGCCAGACGCGACCACGCGGCATCAGCGCTTGGAAGGCTCGGAGATAATCGGCAGAGGTGAGATTTGGCGCTAGCATCCCTCACCTCAAACGTAAGTCACGGAGCCGAGCACAGGGATATTCCCCGTTGCATTCGTGATGTTGCCCACCGGTGAAGTGATGACAAACCCAGAGGTGTTCGGGATAGCCGCAATGGCCGACTCAATGGCGGAAAGATTGATCGTCCCACCTGGCGAGCCATTCGAGAGGAACACTCCTGAAATTGCCGCCGCGATGGCGGCACGGGTAGCCGTGGTCGACGACGTCAAGCCAGAAATCGTAAAGTTGACCGTGTTCGCGATCGGCGCGCACGCGTAGACAAGCGCGGTGACGGGCTGGAGCGAGATGAGCGCATTGGCGAGCATGAGTTGGTCGCCTGTCGCCACCACACCGCGTGGCACGCCTCCCGGCCCTTGGTCGTATTGCGAGACGCCGTTCGAACCCTGCGGGAATCCATTGAACGCTGCTTCCGCGTTGTCCATCATGAAGTAGACGACTACGGTCCCGGTGCCGAACCCATTTGGCGCAACCCATGCGCGTGTTACACCCGCGACGGCGAGCGCCCAAGTTTGGTAATCACCCTTCGCCCCCCCTTGCGGGGCCGTCTGAAATGCAGAGATGACCCGCGCACTGAATGCGGTGTTGGTCTCTACATCGGCGCCGCCGCTGATTGCTCCCGTTGCGGTTCCGCCCGACTGGATACCGGTGATGGCGACGCCCAGCGACATGGCCGTACCGCTCACGCAGTTTCCGGCTGAGCCGGCCGTGACGGCAGTGACCGCCACCGTCACAGAACTGCCCAACACAGTGGCGCTAGCGTTGGTGGTGTACGTCACACCATCACCCCGAACCACCACGGTGCCTGCCGGGATCGTGCCGGAGGCGCCCGAAAAGGTGACATTCCCGGTAGCCGAAGTTGCCTGCTTTCGATAGACGCTCTTCAGCGCGCCCCATGCTTCCAGGTATTCATCTGTGGCCGTCCACGGCACCGCCTGCTTTGCGATCCAGTCCAGATACCCATAGTGCAGGTGCGCGAGACCAGCCTGGACGTTCCCCGTGATGCGCAGGTTGGAAACGCGCAGCAGCGGATCCGAACCGGGAACGCTTGACGCGATGTCAGAGGCGACTTGCGTCTGCAGGTCGGTCAGTAAAGGCCGAGCAAATGGCATCAGTTAATCCCGTTCCATGCCCACGAGTAAGCTTTCGCAACCGTGGAACCATCCTGTTTGTACGCAACGACCTGTGCGCCGAGCTGGCCTGCTGCCGTCCACTCGACATATACGTCGAACTTCGCCACAACACCATCATCGATCATCCATTGGAGCGCCTCGACGATGTAGTCATATGCGCGCTGCAGCGTTTCTTGAGTCTGCTTCGATCTGTTCAGCAACCAAAGGCGCGATCCCAGCTTGACCGTGCTGAACTCATCCCCCCACCATCCACGCGGATCGTTTGTGCCGTCCGGAATCACGTCCTCGGGCTCCGCCCGCCGATCAGTGAAGAGCGAGATCAGGAGCGCGGTTTCAATATCGTTGCCGGCGGTCAGCAACGCGCCCGTCATCCTCCAGTCACCGCGGCTGTTGGCGGTGTCCCAGGTTGTCGTTGTATCGGTCATTGCTGTTGGTTCGGAGCGTCAGACGTGACAGTGGATGATCCGCCCTGAACGTTACGCACCGGGTGCGTGTGGGAGTCGTAGATAACCCGATCCGCCGCCATGCTTCGGCCGGTCGTATCGCAGTTGTCGACGATGTCCCCAGTGCATTCGAGACGAGGTGTCACCATGCGGACCTTCGTAGCGGCGTTGATCGTTACCACCGTCGCGTTATCTACCTCGACCGGCTGCCCGTTCGCCTTCACGAAGATTCCGCCCGAGGCAGTCAAATAGATCTGCTTGCCGTCTTGGCTGTAGATCATCGTTTCGCCTGCTGCCAGATTCTTCGGCCTCGATGGTTGATGAACAGTGCCCAGCACCACACCGTTCGAGCGATCACCCCCCAGGAACACAACAAACGCGTCCGACCCCGTTGGTGGATTGGACGTCAGGCCAAATTCCGCCACCCGTGGCGTGTTATCCCGTGTCTCCAAGGGGTTCAGCTTCACCTGCATCATCTGCACGCCGCCAGAGTCATTCACCGTTGTCACCAACGCACGGGCGAGCGAGAGCAGAACGCGCCGAGCGACGCGCTCAAGAATTCCATGCTGGTCGGTCATTGCTGTGGGACGGGTCCGATGACGTCGCCAAACTGCGGCTGGATAAGCACCGGCTGCGGCAAAAACGCTTCCGGCGCCATCAAGGTGAGTTCTGCGTGGGTGCCATCAAGCCCAAGGTGATACGTCACCTCGGAAATCAGGTATCGCACCGGCACAGTCCCGGCCTGGTCGCTTGACACCTTTAAGGACGGAATCAGGACGTCAATGAGACGGTTAGGCTGCCACACGTTCCCCGCAACGTCTCGCCAGTTGTCGACGGTCAGATGGACCACCTCCGACCGACCGCTACGGCGCGCAACCTCCCATATCGCACGCTGCTTTCCGATGCTCCACCCAAGTTCTCCCGCTTCGGCAATGATGATGCGGCGGCGGTGTCGGGGAACGTTTGGGTCTTTGGCTGTAAAGGCAGGTGCGTTGACCGCGTTGAGGTCGAGCAGGTTGTTTGTGCCGACCATGACGCAGATGATCTCTGAGAAACGCTGATCCATGGAGCGCTCGACTGCCGCGCTTTCCATGTTGATGCCCTCTTGAATACCGCTGGCCATGGCCTCGGTGCCCGCGCGGGTAAGTTCCAGCGTCCCATCTGCATTCTCATATACCAGCAGCGCACTAAATCGGGCCGACCGCTCGATAATCTCGTATCCGGTTTCGCCCAGCATGATGTTCTGCTGCGGGATGATGGGCAGCCCCGTCACATCCGAATTGACGGTAATGCCGTACGGCATAGCGAGCTTGGTTGCTATGTCGAGCGCCGTGCAATTGCTGATCTGTCCGTTTGGCCACTCGGCAGCGCAATCGAGCAGATCCTGGCACCTGCCGCGGCCGGTTACACGAATCTCGTGCATGTTGGCGCTGATCGACGGCACAACTCGGTCCACATAGCCGGTAATAACCGGATCAGCGCCGAGCGATAGGATGCACTCGTCGCCCTCCTGAACAACAAAGTCATTGGCCTGCCCCGGGAACAACTCCGTCATCCCGATTTCGAAATCGCTCGGGAATCGCTCAATGCCACGTGTACACCGCAAGCTCGTCCAGCCCGACAGCATGTTGCCGCCGACCGATAGATAGATTCCGTCGTCCTGCATCGCTTAGTTTGAGAGCGCAGAGAACTTCACTGGCATGAATGCCGGGTGGATAGGATTGGCCTGCGATACCAGCTCGTCGCTTCGTGTCGCATCTCTGTAGATACGGTTTGCTAAAGCGAGCGCCGGCAACGTGCTAGCAAAGTTGAACACCTGCACCGACGCCAGCCCTGATCCGCGCGCATCCAGGTCCGCAACCACGGCCTGCCGCAGGCTCCTCAGCGACATGTAGACGCCATCCTCACCCTGATTTGCGGCAATCGTGATCTCGTTGTCGACCAGCGCGGCAATGCTGTCTCGAACATTGGATGCATCATCGGCCGATACCGGCTGATACCCGGTTGCCGATACCGCGATTTGTGACACCGTGGAGCGCCGAAGCAGGTCAGCGCAGGCCGCCTGCATGGTCGTCTGCGCAACAGCAATCTGCGATGCGCCCACAACGGGCGCCGGAACATAGCTGAGAAGCGACGAGAGAAGGCGAATTGCATCTGCCGGCGAGGATGCCGACGCTGCAAGGGCGGAAACAACACTCTGCGCCGCCGCCGCGAAAGTCGCCTGATCGGCACCCACATTTGATGCCGCCGCGGAGAGTGCACTGCCAGCGGTTGCAACGGCTGCCCGATTGAGCGTATCGGCCGAGATCAGGCTCGCCACTGTCGCGGTGCTCGCAGCCTTCGGGTTGGAGCCTGCGTATCCTTCATTTCCGCCGCCGAATAGGCGTCCGAAATTCCCGGCCAACGTAGAGACAGAGTTCCAGAACCGCCTTACGTCGTGGATCAATGTGGTGACGGACTGATACCAGCCTACGACAGTAGACACGGCCGACTGAATAACCTGAGCCCCGGCCGAAACAATGCTGGCGATACGCTTCGCAAAGCTCATCAGCGACGATGCGTTCAAGTCCGACGCTGCGCTCTCAACTGCACTCGTCGTGGGCTTTCTAGCCTCTGGATAGAGACGATCGCCTCCACGGACGAAAACGAATCGGACTTCGACAACGCGCCCACGATCCCAGGAAGTTCCAAACTCCACCTCCATGCAGTTCGCTTTGAGCGTGCCAAACGTCGGATGCACGAGAGTGCCGAGGCCTGGTGCCTTGGTGCTGCCGGTCGCACCACCTTGAATCGCCTTCAGAAGCCGATCACGCTGGTCAAGGACTGGACCTCCGCCATAAACAAGGCTGTTCTCGACGAGGAAGCCAGCAATGCGAAAGACGTTGGTCTGCAGCCCCAGATCCTCAATCCAGGGCATCGTTTCCTTGTTCGGGTACTCATGGACGACCGAGCGCCGCCCGAATCGGCCGGTTTCCGATAGCACCGCAAAGGGGATACCGTTGTAACTGGCCGGACGGAGCTGGCTCCAGTATCCGCTCCCGCTGAAAAGACTCGTCAGCTCGCTGACGGTCTTTGCAACGCCCGCGATGCTTCCGACGGCATTTCCTACTTGCGCGGAAAAACTCATGCTTGGGGTCCCGTAACGTTCGAGGTACTGACGCGGGCACCCGACGCGCCATTGCCCCGCACGCTGGCGGTCGCCCGAGTACCCGGAGGGGCGTTGTGCACTTGCACGTCAATTTGCAGCTTCTGGTCGATGGCGGCGGCCATTTGACCGCGCTGCGCAGCCTCTCCGGCTGCATCAGCGGGCCGCTCATACAGGCGCGAAACGATAGCCCCGGCTTCTTGGGCCGTTTTGGCCCCTTGGAGCGCGCGGCCGGCAGCCTGCTCTTTGCCTTGGCGAAGCTCGTAGTCGGTAAATTACAATTACTGTTCTAGCGTCGACCCGCGAATGTCCGCGCCCGTCAGCTTCTTGAACTCGTATTGCCGGTCTTCATGCCACTGGCCGATGCCGTAGGCATGCCCGTTGTCGCC